CTAATTCATTATTTAAATAATTTACAAGTCCTTCTACTTCAAATAATGTAGTTTTATGCCCATCTTTGTCTAAAAATTCTACATAGTCATTTTCTTTATTGTATGATATTCTAATTTTATCATCATAATCAACTAAAAAATCACATAAATCTTTTAGGTTTTCTCCTATTACGTCCCCTTCAAATATTATTTCTTGACCGTCATAATCATCTTCACTATATATTTTTCTTTCGTCTGTTACTACCCAAAATCTAAGATTACTAGTGCCTTGTGTTAGTATTTCACTTTGTAATTCTTTTAAAAACTCTATACTTTTTTTATCCATAAAAGAATCTTCCTCCTTTAATAAATATACCTAATTATACCACAATTAAAGTTATATAATCCACAGTTAAAGTTATTTTAAGTAATAAATTTTATATTCACTTGTCAAAGTACGTTTTCTTATTAATCCACAGTTATAGTTTCATACCCTTTATTTCTAATTATTTTTATGTATTTTTCTTTTGCAGTATTATAATTTTTTAAGGCTTGTTCATATTCTGATTTCATACAAAGTTCTCTAGGTTTACAATCACATTTAAAATATACACATTCGGTATAAGGTTGCCATTCTTCACATCTTTCTTTTGCATATTCACATTCTGAAACACGGCAACATTTTTCAATTTCTTTCTTTAGTTGCATTAATTGTTTACAATATCTATATTGCATATGGTTTACAATCTTACATAATTCACAAGTTCTATCTGCTTGAAAATTATCAAAACAACTCATTAATTTCATGCTATACCCTCCTTATGTAAAATCAACCTGTTTCTTTCTTTGTCTGGTTATTCATTATCTAATTCATTATTTATCATATGAATAACATATTTTTCAGGAATTGTATTTACTTCTATAATATCAAGCACTTGTTTTGAAAATACTAAAGCCGACAATACTATCCATATCGCTAATCCCATGCTCATATATTCTTTAATTTCTTCGTCTTTTATAAGTTTTCTTATAGCAAGTAATATTAATATTCCTAAGATAAATAATACAATCCAAGCTATGCTAGTGTATGTTTCGTATTTTACGATTCTTGTCATTAAATCTTGAAGATATGGTACAACATTTGCAGACGACCAATCTACAGCTATGCCAAATTTCTCCCCAAGATTATCTAAGACTTTTATTATTTCATTTGCCATATTTTCTCCTTTCTATAGGTCGCCCTGTAATTAGAGCAACCTAATTTATTTTAAGCGACTTAACCTGTAGTGTGTCTAACAATAAAAACAGTCAAAGGTAGTGTAAATAGAACATTAGGTAGATAATTTCTATTTAAATTCAGTCAATAAAAGGCACTGCAAAGGTGGACAGTTTCTTTATTTTGAGTCCTCCAAAAGTGGAATACCTAATCATTAAAGACAAGAGATTCTAAAATTTCTTTACTACTATTTAGGTTAGAACCTTTCCAAATTACACAAGGATTGATTGCAAAGAAATCATTTCTACCAATTACACCTTCTTCGATAATTCTTTTGTATTTTGTCACTTAATTACTCCATTCTTTGGAAATTTAAGATAATTATTTTATCTACTTCACAATCCTCTCCTATCACATAATCAAGAATTTCTTTTTCTACGTCTCTAAAGTCTGCTACTGTTTTTATTTCTGTTTTTCTTCCTATAATAGTATTTCCAATTGCAAATCCTTCATCTACTTTATAATGATAAGAAACAAAATAGCTATAATTATATGGCTTAGGAGCTTTATGTGTTTCTTCTTTTTGATAAAATGCCCAACCTATAGCATCTAAAGTGGCTATTTCTAAATCAGTATATTTACTTCTATCTAGTTGTTTATCCCCTAAAAAATCTGGTTGTTTTCTGTAAATCTTATATCCTAATTCTTCAACAAAAGAACTGTTATTGAGTATATCCAATAACTCATATTCCATTTGTTTATCTTTATTATATTGATATATTTTCGAGATATTAATCTCTTTACATAATTCTTCATATAAAGTTTTTTCTTTTTCATCTAAAAGTATATAATTTACATCATATAATTCAGTATATTGATTTATGCGATAAGCAATATCACTAAAATCTTTGTCGTAAAAATTAGTTAATTCCACTACCTTGCCATTGTAAGTTACACATATAGAAGTCCATTTGTCTTGATACCCAATTCCTAATGTTGGCATAATTACACCTCCTTAAATTTTATTGGTAGCTTAATTGTCATTAATCTGCCCTCAAAATTTAAATCAAGCTGCACATTTCCGATTAAATATTTAAAATCTCTGTTTCCAAAATTTTTATTTCCGTATTTAGGAAGTATTTCTTTTGTAATTAATTTTAAATATATTCCCAATAAAGCATTTTGTAATTCAAAAGTGGAAGTATCCCAAACAGTTTTTAGATAATGACAATAATCACAATTAGATTCTGTAACTTTTTCATCACAAATTACATAATTGACTTTTAAATCAGAAGAAAATCTAGTTATTTGAGAAAGCCTTGTATTTACAATTCTAACAAGTTCTGTATTCTTTATTGAACTAATCATCGACCAGTTCCTCCAAACCCACCTCTCGCCTCATTGCCAAGGTCATCTACTTCTTCAAATTCATATTGTTCCATAACATCTTCTATTTTTAATTGTACGAGTCTTTCTCCAATTGAAATTCTTGTTTGTCTTGTTGAATAAAACATAGCCATTACAACATCTGTATTCCCATTATAGTTATTGTCTATTATGCCTTCGCTATTTGTAAGTAAAAGTCCATATTTACGGAATGTCCCACTTCTAGGTAATATGTGCATTTCTTTACCTTCTGGTAGACTTATTGCAAATCCTAGATTTATAACAACTACTGCATCACTAGGAACATATATTGTTTTCGCACCTTCACATATTTCACTTGTCCATTCTAAATTACTCATTTTGAAATCTTGATTATTAGATACAATTGCTACATCTGCAACATAAGCATCTATCCAATTTCCATTTTTATATTCTGGTATTTTACTATCTTTGTGTGTTTTTTTAATTTTAACTTTCATAAAACCCGTTACTTAAAACTTATAAAAAACTATAAATTTATTTTCCTATTCATCCTATCCTATTTCAGCGAACCTACTTTAGTAATTGATAGTCCCAGGACTTAAATTCCCCATCAACGAGTGGGTACATATTATAGTTATCTTTAATGTGATAATCCATAATTCATAAGATTTAAACTAGCATTGAAATCTCTATCAATATTTAATCCACATTTACAAGTATATTTTCTATCCGACAATTTTAAATCATGTTTGATATTTCCACATTTACTACACATTTTGCTTGATGGATAATATCTATCTATTTGTATGAATTTAATATCTTTCCATTTACATTTATACTTCATTTGTCTTATAAATTCATATAAACCAAGTTTAGATACTTGTTTAGCTATTGATTTGTTTTTCATCATGTTTGTTACACTTATATCTTCCATTACTACCTTATATGGTTTGGTTTTCACTATATCAGTAGTTGTTTGATGTAAATGATTTAATCTTATATTTTTAAGTCTTTGATGAATATGCTTAATATCTTTTTCTAACTTTTTAATGTTGTTAGTTTTAATGTAACGTCCTCCTTTCTTATTCTTTAAATATTTTTTACTTGCTTTTCTTTGAAGTCTTTTAAGTTTCTTTTCTAGTTTTTTAATGATAATTTCTTTATTGATATTTTTATATACAACTCCACCACTACATGTTGCTAAATATTTAATTCCCAAGTCAATCCCGATGATATTTTTTGTAAGTTTGTCAACTTTGTTTTCAACTTCTAATCCAAAAGTTAAAACCCAACATCTCCCATTGTAACTGACATGAGGATTTTTAAATGAGCTTTCTTTAGTGAAATCAATATCATAACTAGATTTATATTTCACTTTACCTATTTTTTCTAAGTTAACAGTGTCATTCTCATAGAATTTGATTCTATCATATCTACTGTAAAAACTTATTTTAGATTTCTTTTTACTTTTAAATCTAGGCAATCTTGCTCTTTTCTTAAAAAAATTAGTATATGCTTTATCTAAATCTCTAATTGATTGTTTTAAGGTTGTAGCAGAAACTTCATTAAGCCAAGTCATTTCTTTTTTATATTGTGTTAACATTTTTCCTAAATCAGTACTAGAATATTTTCTTTCTTCTAATTTATATAATTCATTGTTAAGATTTAATGCCCAATTATAGACATATCTTTGACATCCAATATGCTTATAGAATAAAGCTTCTTGCTCTTTTGTTGGATATAATCTAATCTTAAATCCTTTTACCATGTGTTTTCACCTCTTTTCTAATTTTATTATAGCATATTTAAATACTGCTTGCAACTACTTTATTATTATGATATAATATTTTTCGAGGTGATATAAATGAATAAAAAAGATAGATATGGATTAAAAAACAGAACAAGAATATCAAATGCCGTTGATACTGAATTATGGAAAAGATTGCAACAATATTCTAAAGAAACTATGATACCAATATCTAAACTATTAGATAAAGCAATATCTAACTTATTAGAGTCTACTAAATAGTAGGCTTTTTAAGTTATAAAAGTTAATAGTGTTTTATAAAGTTTTATAACTTTTATTTAACTGTTAAAACCCTCCTATTACAAAGGGACTAGAAAATTTCCAGTCCCTATATTGTCCCAATTATCTTATTTATTGTCTTATTTTCTTGATGTTTTATAATACATTGGCATTTTCATACCTTTTGCAAATCCATATTCTATATTAGCTCCTCTGCTAGTTTGCCAAGAATCTAAAAATATTATTTCATCACATGTTTTTAATAATTCTAAACACATATCAAGTCCTTCTTCATAAGGAACTACATCATACAAATATCCGAAACAATGAACTGGAGAAATATAAATAATATCATCTATTCCCATTTCTTTATCATATTCAATTAATTTTTTTATTTGTTTTTCTATAATATCTTTATTTTCTTGTTTTCCTCCATATTTAGCAGAAACATATACTCGTCTTTTTTTATGGCATTTCATAAGTCTCTTACAAATATTTTGCTCTAACATCTCCAAGCTCTCCCTCGATTCCTTCACCTTTAGCATTAAACTTCCATTCTCCATTATGTCTGTATATTTCTCCTAGAATCATAGAAGTTTCAACTGAATAATCTTCTGATAAATCAAATTTAACTAAGTTTTCGTTAGATTCTGAATTTACTAATTGAATGAAAGCATTATTAACTTGTCCAAAATTTTGTCTTCTTGCATTTGCTTGATATATACTTACAACAAATACTATTTTATTTATTGAATCAGGAACTTTAGATAAATCTATGTTTATAGCCTCGTCTACTCCTTCTCCTACTCCTGTAAGGTTATCTCCACTATGTTTTATTGCTCCACTACTGTGTGCAAGATTTCCATAGAATACCATATCTGATTTATCTACTAGTTTATCATTTGTTAAACATAAAGCAACTGCATCTAAATCAAAGTCTGCTCCATTTCCTGCTTTCACATCCCAACCAAGTCCAACTTGAATTTTAGTTAATCCTGGATTTCCTTTTGTTAAGTCAACTTTTTGACCTTTTACTAAATCTTGAAATTCGCTCATTTCGATTCCTCCTTTTTTATTTCTATGAGTTTATTATAATATTTTTGTAATAGTATGTCAACAAAAAAAGTAGGAAAAATCCTACTCTTTTGACATTTTATTATTATGTGCTATTGCTATACTTATTGCATCGTATATATCAGATGTTTTATTCTTTCCTTGCTTATCGCTATATTCACCTATGTCAATGTAGTTTTCTTGAATGTATTTAGCTACAATTTCCTTTGTGGCTCTCCCATTGCCTGTTACAAGCTTTTTAACAGAAGAAGGGAATATTAGGTCGATGTCAATCTGATTCATCTGTAAGGCTCTTATAAGCTCTCCTTTTAATATATTAAGCTGCATAACACTTCTACTACTTTTAACTGGGATACTGTCTTCAAGAGCTGCTATTTTAATTTTATTTTGTATAGCTATTTTTTCAATTTCGTCTGTAATATGTTTTAATCTCTGTAAGTCATTATCAAAGTCTGATTTCTTTGTTTGAATTTTACCATATGAAATTACTTTATTTTTTTCTAATATACACCGCCCTGTACAGGACAGGGATGCATCTAATCCTAATATTTTTATGTCAATCACTCCTACACTCTGCCTTTTTTAAACTCTTTAAAACTTCCCATAACTCTACGTTCTAACTCTTGTAATACAATTAATTCTTTACTTACTATTTTCTTTTCTAAATTTAGTTGTTCTATTGTTTTAGGTTGTAAATAATTTGATTCTTTTTTTATTAAAATATTCACTTCATCAAGTCTTTCATTAATGAGCGATTTAACATATTCTATTTCATTACTTATTCTTTTTTCTAAATCTCTAATATCCATATTATTCTCCTTACTTATATTTTAATTTTAATTCAGTTAAGTCTTCCTCTAAGTCTTCAAATCCTTGCATAATTTTATTACAAATAGGAATTACTCTGCTTTTCCCATCTTCAAAAATTATTTTTTCTGTGTGTTCAAATGGAGAATTTTTAGTAATATTCCAAATAGATATATCACATTCGTTATATGTTTTTGGAGATATCGTTATTCTATATTGAGATTTGTTAATTACAATATATTTTTGATAACAAATTTTTGAACTTTGAAAAGTTAATTTAAATCCTATAAATTCTAAAAAATTTGAAACAGTTTCTTCTTTACAATCTAATAAAGTCTTTCCTTCATTTTTTAATATCTTCGTCATAATTAAATAATTTTCTTTATCCATATTATTCTCCTTTTCTTTTAGTGTTTAATTATATTTAAAGATAGACAAATGTGTTTATGTCACACTATCTATCCAATAAATTTTATTATATTTCCAAAGTAATCTACATTTTCTTGCATTGACTTTTTTGCAATGTTTTGTAGGACTTTGAAAATTTAACGCATTTAGATGTGGATACAATGCTGTAACATATCCTTTATGAGTTTCTCCATTTCTATAGGTATATTCAACTAAATCTCTATGTTTAATTCCTAGCACGTCATTTGTTTTTGCTTTTGATTTTCCACGCATTGGTTTAATTATCCATTCTTTTATATTGCAAGTATTTGGAAAACAATTTGTTATACAGATAGCATCGTTTGAATGAGATTTTTCTATATTCCATTCAATTCTTTTATTTGCAGTATCTCCACCTGTTGTAAGATGTAATATCCCTAACTGTTTAATATTTTCTCTAAGATAATTTTTACCCTGCATAACATGCATTGCATAATCAAATCTTTTTGGCTTATTTTTTATTTTAGTGAAATATCTCTCTTCAAATTCTTGTTCTTTCCCTTCTGTCTTTTGATGACAAGAAGAACAAAGAGTAATAAGATTTCCAATAGTATTTGCTCCACCAAATCTCTTTGCTCGAATATGATGAACTTCAAGTACGGTATTTGTTTTCCCACATTCTTGACATTTACAGTCATCTCTTAATATTGTAGCTTTTCTAAGATTTTCATCCAATCTACTACTCTTCTGATATTGCCAATTATAAGGTTTATATCCATCAGTCATTGCTCTTATATCTATTGCTACATCTTCAAGATAATATTCTTTAATATTTATCCATTTATTTAATTGATATAAAACTCTAAGAATGGAATCTTTCTTTTGTTTAATGCTTGGTGCTAATCTATTAGTTCTTTTTGAAGATGCTCTATTATTAAATCTAGGTTTACGATATCTTTTATGATATCTGCGATATCGTCTATATCCTCTACGAACATCCATTAAGTGTTTTACATCTTGTCTTTGTTCAATAGTTCCTTTAAATACAACTTTATTTTTACTTGGACATTTTTGAACAATCGCTATTCCAACATGAGAGCTACCATCGTCAATTCCACAAACCATATGACTTTTATCTTCATCATCAGATTCAACTTCTTTTTTTAACTGAATCACCATAGGATATTTACTTTTTAATTTTGCTCGACCTTTTCTAATTAAATACCAACCTTTATTTACTTTAGTTGGAGCTAAAGGTCTATTGTTTTTATCCACAACAAAACAATATTCAATTTTATTTTCCATCTCTGGACACCTTCCTTTCGGAGAATTTTTCGTCTTGGGAATGTCAAGTAGAGGATATGTGTTTCCCTGTTATCAATGCAGGACATTAGCATTATTTCTTGGTTGGCACTCACAGAGTTTTAGACTGACGATTACATCTAAAAGTGTGTGTTTACCTTACTACTCAACGTAGTTCATATCTGCAATATATGTTTCCATAAAAGCAGTCACTAACCCTTGAAACCATTTTGTTAAGCCATATGCAAAAGACAAATGTGTCCACTTTTGTATATGTTTGAATACATATTTCTATGTATATAGTTACTTAACAATTAGTCCTTGTTTAGATTTTATTATTGCTAAAAGCTCATTATAAGCTTTACAAAAGTCTTTATTATTTATTTTATAGTCATATAAATCTGTATGTTCAAAGTCTTTTTCATCACGCAAATATCTATCAATAATTTCTTTAACATTAGAATCTCTGACTAAAGCTCTTTGTAGGCGAATCTTGTCATCACATTCTATTAGTATTGTGGTTATATAAGGGACTAAATCAGTTGCTAGAATGGATTTTAAGCCTTTTGGATTTACTATTGCTACTACATTATCTGATTTAGTCAACTCACCTTTTATAGAGCCATATAGCCAGTTAGTGTTTTCTGAATCTATTTGATATGATTCGTATTCTAGTATTTCTCCATTTCTAAGCTTTTCTTCAAAGTCTTGTTCTGTAATGAAATTATATGTAAGTCCGTCAACTTCTCCTTCTCTTTTTGGTCTAGTGGTAAAGTTTATTGCTTTTTCTACATGACAAAAAGGATTTTGTATTAAAGCATTTACTAAACTATCTTTACCGCTATTTGATTTTCCACATATTAAAAATAGATTCATACTGCCTCCTAAACTTCTGCCAATACAAATAATCCTACTTTAGACTCTAAGTGATATACATTTTTAGATTCTAAATAAGTTATTTGTTTGTTAAATTCTTTTATCCATATTTTATTATCAAATAATAGATAACTTAGTTTTCCAAAAGAAACTATTTGTAATGTAGCTCCTTTTAATGCAGTGATGTGGTTATATTTACCTTTAACTACATCAAGTACCTTAAAAGTTTTTGGATATATTTTCATATTATCACTCCTAATTATTATTTTTCTTTGTTCCCACTTTTTCTATTTTGATATTTTGTCTATTTCATTGGCTATAAATAAAGTTCCGCCTATTAAAATTGTTATAAGTAATACTTTAACAAATGATTCATAGTTGTTTACGTCAAGATTAAATATTACACATATATATGCAATTGTTACTACAGTAATAGACATAATTCCAACTACTGCAAGAATTGATATTATATATTTAGATGTTTCATGATTATTTTTCATATTTGCCTAACACCTGTCTTTTTATTCTGTCTTCTACTCTTTTATTAAGATATAGTAAAGCTATTTCAATATGTCCTAATGCTTTTTCATTATATATATTTGCAAAGTCACTTGATTGAAAACCCTTTAGCACATCTCTAGCTATCTCTAATAAATCATTAGGGAGTAATCCATTTGCTAGATTTGTCTCATTTCTTGGGCCGCATTGCATTTGGATTTTATTTAAATATCCATAGTTGAGTGTTTCTTCTGTTACCTGAGTTCCATTTGGAACAATCATATATTGATGATTTGCTCCACCTGGTCCAATATTATCTATTGCATAAATGTCGTTTAAGTTTTCTTTAGTTTGTATTGTATCTAATTTTCGCATTAATTCACCTCCCTTCTTAGTTTCGGCATAATCAATTCCTCTTAGAGCATATATTATTAAATCTTCAATACATAATTTTCTATTCATAAATTAATTCTCACCTATATATTCTATTATTTTATTTTGCTTTAAAGATTTTTGAACATCTATAATTCTTTGATTTGATGAACCTCTAAACCTTAAGGTTAAGTCTTTTAATTTATTTATGTATTCTCCATCTACTAATACATCTATATATTTAAGAATTGGATTTTCTTTAATTTCTTCAAATCTAAATCCTGTATATAACCAAATTGTATGTGTTGGATTTTTTTCTTTATATTTTGTTAAAAAAGGAACAAGGTCTTTGTAGCTATATATTGGGTCTCCTCCACTTATTGTTATGCCATCTAGCATAATATTTTCTTTGCATTCCTCTATGAAGGATTCTTGCAGTTCATAAGTAAATGGATAACCATAATTGAAATCCCATGTTTGAGGATTTTGACAGGATTTACATTTATGTAAACAACCACTAACAAAAATTGTATTTCTAATTCCGTCTCCATCTACAACAGAATCGTATATTATTCCACCTAAATTCATTTACATCTCTCCTAATGAATGTCTAACTCTATCGTGGACTTCTTCTATTTTTCCTTCATTAAATTTTCTATAATCTGTAGTTAAGTAACCTGTTACGCGTCTAAGTCTTTCAATATCTTTACTACCACATTGAGGGCATTTGTCATTTATTTCAGAAGAATATCCACAATTCATACATGTATCAATTGGGAAATTTAATGCGAAATATGAAACATCTTTAGACATAGCATAATCAATCATTTTTTCAATAGCTTTTAAATTATTTATCATGCTAGATTCTAATTCTACATACATTATATTTCCGCCCGTAGCTAATTTACTAAAAGGAGCTTCTTTGTCGATTTTATCTTTAATAGTAATTTCATCATATACTGGAATATGATGTGAATTTGTAATATATTTTTTATCCGTAACTCCCTTTATTACTCCATATCTTTTAACTAAATCATTTCGTAATGTCTTGCAGCAGTTTTCGGCAGGAGTAGCATAACAACTAAAGTTCAATGAATTTCTTTCTGTACACTCTTTTGTGAAATTATAAATTCTTTCTACGATTTTATATGCAAAATCATATATTTTATCATTATTAGTTTGGGTTTCTCCAAACATAGCGACCATTGTTTCTGCTATACCAATATAGCCAATTGCAAGCGTTCCATGTTTCATTGATTCTCTTACATCTTCCTCTAAATTTAATTTTCTACCTATTGTGTTTTTCATTAATCCATTTTGATGTAAAAAGAATCCGCTTTTGGCTTTTTGAGAGCATATCCATTCGTATCTATCTAATAAAGCCTTTTCAGATAATTTAAGCATATCATCTAAGTCTTTCCAAAAGCCTTCTATATCTGCTTTATTTCTTTCTCCTAAACATATTCCATTTTTAATACCGATATCAACTAAATTTATTGTAACTGGAGAAATGTTTCCTCTGCCACCTTTACTCCAACCTAATCCGTTTATATCCTTACCTACTGTTGTTCTACATCCCATAGTAGAAAACTCGTCATCTGGACAATTTATTTCTTTCTGATAAGATATATCTACATTACAAAAATTAGGATAGATTCTTTTACTTAAGCTTTCAATAGCTAATAGTTTTAAATCATAGTTTGGAGTTCCTTTTTTATCGTTAATACCTTTCTTATATTTAAATATTGAGATTGGAAAGATTGATGTTCTATGAAATTTTCCAATACCGTTTATACTCGCTTGTAATAAAGATTTAGAAACTAATCGTCCTTCTGGAGAAGTATCTGTTCCAAAGTTTATAGATGTAAACGGAACTTGGCTTCCAGCTCTACTTTCGAGAGTATTTAAGTTATGATAAAGACTTTCTGCTCCTTGCATTGTTTTTTTTATAGTATGTCGTTTTGCGACTTCATATTCTTTTGGATAGTAATCTTTCAAATAAGAGCTTTCTAATTTAACTTTGTCTTTAATTGATTCAACTATTTTTTTAGCTTCTTGTTCTGTAATATCTCTTAAGTCAACTAAGGCATCTACGAAAGTCTTTCTAAAAGTTATTGCGACATATGGTGCAGCATCATAATCTATTTTATTTGCTCCAACTCCTCCATATTGGACTTGACTCTCACATTGAAATACAACTGCTACGAGTTGAAAGAAAGTCATGATATCATTTGGCTTTCTTACATCTCCATTTCTTGTTTCAAAACCTTTATTGTTGTCAAATAAATCTTGAAAATCTATAAACAAACAATTATGCTGTCCACAACAATAACTATCTAAATCATGAGTATATAATCTGCCTTCTCTATGTGCTTTAGCTACCTCTTTATCTATTAAATTATTTAATGCATATTCTTTTAAAAAATAAGAAGTTATTTTGGCATTTTTACCACTAAAAGAACCTTCGTCTACATTTGCATTTGCATTTTCTATATTTTTCATTTCTATAATTTCTTTAATTCTATCTTGAGATTCTTTGTATAAATGAGCTTGTTCATCTCTTATTTTTCTTCTATTATCACGATATAAAATATAAGCCTTAGCAACTTCTGTTAAGCCATTTTTCATTAATTGATTTTCGATTATATTTTGAATATCTTCAATATGAATTAAGTCTTCGTTGTATTCTTTATTCCAATCCGATATTTCATTATCTATTTTTTCAACGACTTTATCTAAATCTGCTTTATCGTATTTATCACATTCTTTCATTGCTTTTGAAATAGCAACCTTTATTTTATTTAAATCAAAATCTACTAAACTGTTGTTACGTTTTATTACAAACATTTAACTCCTTCTTCCTATTTAAAAATTTCGTCATTAAAATCATCTTTTAATTTAAATTTGCTTTTTTTAATTGTTTCAAATATTTCAAATATTTTATCAATACTTGTAATTTTTTCTTTTTCTACTATACATTGTACAGAATATCCATCGTCTAAATCATTTCCTATTATTATATCTTTTCTAAAGACTGAAATAGTAAAATGAATATTGTTTTCGGAATCATCATAATAGATAGCTCCATCGTCAAATTTAAAGCCTTTATCCATTAATTGTGAGTCAATTTCTTTTGAAATATAAGGCTTTACTCTCATTGAACATGTTGCACAATTATTCATATCAATCGCTCCCTTAAATATACTTTCTCAATAAAAGAATGTTCTTCTAATTCTTCTAATGAAAATAAATAACCTATTGCATTATCGCCCATTCTAATAACTTCTAACTCATTAGGTTTATGACTATTAACCCAAAAGTTAAATTCTAATACATTGATGATATATAAAACATTTGTATGTAGAATATAATAAAGAATATAATTTGCTCTAGTCTTCTCAAAACAGCCAATTGAATTGTATTTTATATTGCTATATTTTTCATATATAATATTTCCTGTTTCAAAAGCTAGTCTGTCGGTTTTAACTTCTAATTTTATTTTTCTATCGTTTTTATATATGATAAAATCAATATCCCATTTTTGAAATTTTCTCTCTGTTCTAACATCTTTAATTTTTGTTATAGTTTTGTCTTGTTTAAGTAATTTTAAAGTTAATTCTTCTCCAACGTTTCCGAGTATAATGTCTTTGTCAAAGCTCATATTTTCTCCTATTTCAATTCTTTTTTATCAACTGTTGCATAAATTTTCCCATATATTTCATCATTAATAAATATACGTTTTTTATTTCCTCTAGTTGATTTTATTGTTACTTTTTTATTTTTAAATCTTATATCTTCTCCAATATAAGTCTTTATTTTACTTTCCATAGTTTCTCCTTAGAAATCTTTTATTTTTTCGTAAAGAGATTTAAACTTTTTTTCTTTTTGTATTTCGTCTCTAAAGTTATTCCGTTGTTCAAGAGCTTCCTGATAATCTTCTATTTCTTCTGTAAGAAAACGAATTTCATCTTTAAGTTCTTCGACTTCTCGTAATAAGTCGTTTCTTTGTTCTAAAATGTCATAAAATTCTAAGTCATACATTAAACTCTAAACTCCTTGTTCTTATTTGTTACTATTTCAATAGGAGTTGTTTTATTTGCCTTGAATAATTCTTCTTTAGCTGCTAATTTAAGTTCCTCTTTACTGCTAGTACTACCATGATGTAATAAAATTTTTCCTGTATTGATTTTTTTCATATAATCAATAAGTTCTGCTTGTTGTATATGAGAAGAAAAAGTTTTGTAAGAAATGATATCGCATTTTTTTTCATATATTTCCCTGTTTATTGTAACGCTATTTAGTCTATTATTCTGAATCATATTTCCTAAAGTGTTTAAGCCACAATAACCAACAAATATCATGCAGTCATTAGGATTTAGTAATATAGATTTAGCATAACTTACTACATGACCTGCATTACACATTCCAGAGCTTGAAATTATCACCATTGGGATATCTTTCTTCTTAATAATGGTTTCGGTATCTTTAAATTCCTTAACAAAATGAAAATTACTCCAACTTAAAACCTGTTCCCAATATTCTTTATTTTCTCCTTTAAGTATTTTGCTATAAACTCCATTAATGTCGTTTAATAGTTTAGAATCGACTATAACTGAAATGTTGTCAAAATCTTTATCGTCTTTTAAATTATCATATAAAAATGACATAAGCATTTGACTTCTACTAAATGAAAAGGAAGGGATTAAAACTCGATGATTCATACTAGTATATTTTTTTATTTGTGTAATTAAATCTTTTCTTTCATTGATTACTTCTTTCTTAGCAAAATTTCTGTCTTTGTTACCGTATGTCGCCTCGAATATAGCTATGTCAGAAGTAGTTGAATATATTATATCGTCTAAGAACGGAGACTGCTTAGAATTGTAATTAGAACCTAAATCAGACGAATAAAATATCTTAGCAACCTTACCGCTTGGCTTTTTAATAAATAATTCTAATTGGCAAGAACCTACACAATGATTATTTGGCAAGAACCTAAATGAAAGAGTTTCATTTAATTTATGAATAATATTTTTTTCAAAGGTTCTAGTTTTATGAATAGCAGTATGTACATCTGTTTTATTAAAGAGTAAATCTAAATTCTTTCCTTTTTCATTTATTTTTTTTACATTTTTTAAATGTATTGTATATGTGTCATTAAGCAAAGGAATCATTAATTCTCTATTGTCTTCTGTTGCTATTACATTCCCTGTAAATCCTCTGTTAAAGGCAGTAGGGAGATTTCCAATATGGTCTACATGGACATGATTAACAAATATATATTTAATGTTTGAAAACGGAATTTTCTCAACCATTCTTTTATTTGTATTATAGTCAGACAACATAGTAGGACACCCTTGGTTCATTCCACATTCAATTAGGATATTTTCCCTTTCGTCATCTGAATTTACATATGAAACTAGCACGCATGAGCCAGTAACTTCGTCTCTGCTAGTCCCTAAAAACTCAATGATAACATCGTTGTTTCTCTTTTTCATGTCTAATCATTTCTCTTTCTGAATTTTTTCTTTGTCTTTAATTTTAACTGATAGATTTTCCCGTCTTCTTCAAATTCAAATTTCCCATTTCCTTGTTCTAAGAATTTAGCGACTGCAAATATTACATCTGCTGTTACATCCTCTGCATTTGAAGAAACTTTATATAATCCATTTTCAATCTCTAAGTAGTCTTTATCTACGAGGATTCTACCACTTTCATTTCCAAAAAGAACTCTTATAGGTTTTTCTTTTGTCATTTACATCCTTTCCATATGCCACCTAATCACAAGAAAAATAAAACATATTACCCTAATTAAAACACATTCTGCATCAATAAGTGGCATATTAATTATTTATTTGCTTATGTATTTTATAAGTTAATTATAGTATTTTTATTTCGGTATGTCAACTAAGAAAACTATACTTTTTCATAATCTATTATCCAATAATCTGTTACGGATAAATTAGTCCATTCTCCGTCAATTTTTTTTGTTCTAGGTTTTGGAACTACTTTTTTTATTTTAATTGCATCGTACTCTGACAATGGTATTTTATTAAACAAAGCTTTACTTATTTTTACTACCTGTTTGTTTTTATTTTTAGTATTATACAAAGTAAGTTTTGGAGAATATTTTGTATCTAAATCCATAACGACATAATATTTATTTTCTGTTATGTGACTTGTTTCATTGTATTTTTTAAAATCGTATATAACCTTTTCAATGTCGCTCACAGCTTTATCATAGTTACTCATGATATCTAACATTACTTTATCTGTATCTACTTCTCTATATTGCTTAGGAGTTTTTTTATTAGCGTATTTTTCAATAATATAAGAATATGGATTTGTATTACTAAATTGTACTTTTTTATAAAACATTTCAAATACTTCATAACATTTTCTAATATATTGTGTGTTTCCAAATTCTTCAAAATATCCCATATCTATAAGTGGGTCTAATTGTCTTTTTGAGATTGAAGTTTCTTCTTTTATATCTTTTAATAGTTCTAAAAAATTATTATAGTGTTTAGCTTGAGAAAGTTTATATAATTCTATCGCACATTGTTGATTTATATTTTTAAAAGAAGTTATATTTTGAGTTATTTCATTCTTTTCAGGAATGTATTTAAACTCATAATTATTTTCTCCAAAAGCTATTTTACCTAATTTGATGCCAAAATTTTTCATTTCTTGTTTAAAGGCACTTACTTTATCTTTTTCTCCTTTTTCAGTATATGTTCTTAACATTACCTCATAAAATTCTCCTGGATAATATGCTTTTAAATATGCTTGTTCTACTGAATCTAAAGCCATCGCATAGCTATGCGAACAGTTAAATCCATATTTAGCAAAATCAACAACTATTTGATATACCTTAAGAGCCATATCCGAATTACCTTCTCCAGTTCTCTTGATAAATCCTTCTACGAATTGCTCCTTATATTTATCAACTAAAGGTTTTATTACTCGCCCCTTACAAGAAGGACAAATTGTCATTCCATCGTTACCTATAGTTCCACAATTTGCACAATAAGTTTTTTTCTTACTAATCATTTTGATAATGTCATATGTTTCCTTCATTGGAAATCCTGCAAATTCGAGTATTTTCATTAATTGTTCTTGATAGAATATGTAAGAATATGGCATTTCTTTTGTTTGTAAAAGTTCATCTAATTCTTTTATTCCGTACTCAAAAGGTTTTCTTGATATAAATTGTTTTACTAAAGATTTAAATGATGGTCTAATCGCAGCAACAAAAGCTGTTAATTCTACGATATTCTTAGGTTTATATTTTTTACATTTATTTCTACTTCCTTCTTGTTCTACCTGATTAACTCCTAATGTTAATCCCTTTGCATAGATATCCCAAACTTTATTATTGTTTTTTACAATATTTAATAATTCTGAAACAGAAGGTTGTGAGATTCCTATTCTTTTGTATATTTCGTTTGTTGTTTTTACCACTTCAACTTTTAAGAAATCTTCTTTCACAAATTGAAATGCATCCATGTCTCCACTTTCTATACAGACGCATAAAACCTCATTTCTCGTAGCCTCTGATTTAACTTTTATAATTCCAATTTCTTCCTCTAAATTAATTGAAGTCGTACAAAACCCACAAGGGTGTGGTCTCGCATTTGTTTTTATCCCAAGATATTTTTTACTCTCTTCTATTAAATAAGAATATTTAGGTTCAACAAAGTCTTCAATATTAATTTCTTCTAATAACTCTCCTGTATCGTCTCGTTCTGCATATTTAAGTTTTTCTTCGTACTTTTCAATTTGTTTAGAAACTTCATTTGCCTCCTCTGGGTTTACATCACAAGCTCTACAATAGAGTTTAAAAGCCGCTTTTGTTTTTAATGTTCCAAATGCCAATAAATCGTATGAACTTTTTTCTCCTAATAACTCTTTTTGAGCCATTATAAATGGTTGTCTATCTGCAACATTCCAATCTATATCTACTAGACTTTTACTTTTTAATATTCTGTCTTTTGTAAGGAATCTTTCAAATATAAGAGGAACTGGGGCATTTATTCTATCTATATTTGTAAATCCTAACAATTTGCCTATATAACATCCACCAGCAGAACCTCTTGAACTATGAGTTAAAATTCCCCCATATTTCTTAATTCCTAATCCAACTATTTTTTCATTTAATAAGAAATAATCTGACATATGGCAACCTATTATTTCAGATAATTCATATTCAATTTGTTCCTTATAATGTTTCCATTCTTTTTGAGGTATATTTATTTTTTCCTTTTCCCAATTTTCATATACAAGATTTTTCAACTTTATGTTTCTTTCTTCTTGAGATAAATCAGGATATACATTTGGTAATTTCAAATTCTTATCTAATACTATATTCTCAAAATCCAAAATTTTATTTGTGTTATCTATAGCAATAGATATTTCTTCGTCTGATAAAACCCCTTGTCTTTGAAAATTTTTAAACAGGGTATCGTAATCTGGATATGTTAAATCCCAACCACTTTCTTCTTCATATGATATTTTATAACTTTTTAAATAATTGTCTCTTTCAATCTCTTGACTTTTATCTATCATGTGAGAATCGCACCCTGCAATTATTTTTAAATCATACTCATAGCTTAAATTTAAAAGGTGTTGATTCCATTTCTTTTGAGTTTCTACATTGTGTGCTTGAACTTCTAAATAAAAATGTGGAAATCTATCATTTAACATAAGTATTATATCGTCTATATCCTCATATCTATTAAAAGCTATGCAGGCAGTAGTTATCATTACATCGTTTGGAGGAAGACTCATAAGGAGTTCTAAATCTACTCTAGGCTTATAATAGTACCCATCTTTATTCGCCTGACTTGTAATTCTATTTATGGCTTTTCTTCCGTTATTATTTCTAGCCAAAAGAACTATATGTCCATTTGCCTTATCTTTTTCGAAACGATTTTGAACCCAATATGCCTCACATCCTGCAATTATTTTTATAGGCTCTAAACCTCTATCAATTCTTTTTTTATTAAATTTTTCTACTTCTAGGTAATGATTATAAAACATTCCCATGTATCCATGTTCTACTGTTGAATATGCTTTATGTCCTAATTCTGCAATTCTTTCTAAATATTGTTCTACAGATACAGTTGAATCTTGTACAAAAGCATTTGAGTAATAACTATGTTTGTGATAATTAACATATGTTTTCATAAAATCGCTCCTTAATCTGTTATTTCTACTTCGTATTGATACATAGCATCATAAAGCTTTTGTGGTATTTGAGTTTTATATTTATTGGCTAATTCCTTAATTGTTTTTTCTTTATATTCTTTATATGCCATAAATGCTTCTTCTGGAGTCTTATATCTTCCTAAAGAAATCGTGTTATTGTTTATTCCAATGCTAGATACAAACACTTTCTTTTTAGTTTTATCGCAATGCACTCCAATCGGTAAATTTCCTCTACATGTTTCTCTCTTAATAAAAAGAAGATTTATCTCTTGGGGAACAAATACACATGTTTTAGGACTATATATTTTATTACCTTTAATTAATATATCCTTATCTAATTGCATATTTTGTCCTTTTATCTCATAATAATTTTCTTCATACCATTCTGCAAAGTTTTGGAAATTTAACCATTTATCGCAAACTTTACAGTTTTCGTATGTTTTTTGTTTTTTCTTATAATTTTCATCGTAACATCTTAATAGCATTTGAGTCCGTTTGAGATATGGTTTTGTTCTTTTTTTGTTTATCTTTGTTGGATATTTTCCTTCCCCTAAATATCCTTTCCCATATGCTCTCTTTTCATAAGGGCAGCGAATTTGTCCTGTTTGGAATGGTTTATATTTAACATTATATTTCGTGTAATTATATTCTGGAAAATATACATCTATATCCATATTATTTCTGTATTCCTTTATAATCATTTTGCTTCCAAAATTATTATGTCTTTCTTCTCCTGTCCTATCTATTTTTTTGCTCATAAAAATTATTCCTTTCTACCAAAATGAGAGAGCTAAGTTACTCTCTCACCGTCTGTTAAATTATGTTTTTATTTTTAGCAGCTTGAATCCAACTTGGAAACTCTCCTAATAATTTAGTATATAGTTCTTCATCAGATAGATTTGCTATTTTATTTACATTTAAAAAATCTGCATTATCAACAACTCTTCCAGTCATGTCATCTAGTTTTTCTAAGAAATGAAAATCTTCATATCCAATCCCAATAAACTGCCAAAAGATACCTAATTTTGAAGAATCTTTAATAACTTGAGATGAATTTACTTTATCCCATGCATCTCCATCTGTAATAAATATCACAAATGTTGGAATATTATCTTTGTAAGTTTCATGTTGTTTTATTATTTCTTTCATGACAGGAGCATAATTAGTTCCACCCATTTCGTATTTTTTTAAAATTTTATTTTTATTTATATAATTGTAAAAATTGTTTATATTTAATGAAGGAATTTGCCAAGATTCATTTGAGAATAAATGTAGCTCAACTTCTCCGTTGTCGTCAAATTTTAATCCTAAAGGTAATAATCTATTCAAAACATCTTGTACTGCTCCATTTTTGTATAAACTTCTCATTGAGCCAGAATAGTCAAGTGCTACAACAACTCTTGCAGTTAAATTATTCAAAGGTGCTTTCTTTAAACATATCTTGTTTAATGCTTCTTTTCTAAGATTAATTTTTTCTAATTCTTTTGTTTTTGGATGTTCAGAAGATGAAACTGTTTCAATTTTCATTTCAACTTTATCATCTTTATTTCCAAATAATTTGTTAAATAATCCCATTATATCAACTCCATTTCATGTTTTATTAATAATATTTTTATTTAGGTTCGTCAACTAATTTTGCAAAATTCCAACTTATCGGAGATTTAATTCCTGTTGTCCAAGAATCCATTCCAAGTTGAAAAGCATATACTTTTCCATTTTCGAATTTTGCAAATCGTCTTTTAAGCCATCTATCATTATGAAATTCTCTTACCAATATTTTAGCATCGACTGGAACTTTTGTCCAGTCAATTTTTGGTTCTTCTTTTAATTTTAAATCATAATTATCTAATAAATAACCAATAAAACAATCTCTATAGTTTTCTAATGTACAGATTCTCTCATAATCTTTTTGTTCACAATATTTATCAAATCTGTCATTTAATTGTGTTCTATTCATATTCTCACCTACCTTAATATATTGTTAAGTCTAATTCTTCATCACATTTATCGCATTGTATTACAACCTTTGTAAATATCTCGTTAGGTCTTAATACAACTTGATAATAACTATGACCTGTCATTTTATAGTGTTCATGTCTGAATTTTTCCATTTTTTCTTTTTGAGATTTAGTTAAGACATAAACTGATTGTTCTTCCAAATTTTCTATTTCTTTTTTAAGCTTTTCAATTTCTTCGTCTTTATTAAAGTTTTTTAATTTTTTTTACTTCTTTTCGTAAATCAACAATTACATCTTCCAAATATTTATTGTAATTTTCTAAATCTTTAAAGATATCTTCTAATGGTTTAATAGTTGTTAATTTAAAATTGCCATTTTCGTCTCTATCACAACGTTGAAATTTAAATTCTACTTCTGCCATATTTGTTCCTCCTCAATTACTATTATTGGTAACTCAATAAATCCACATCTACTTGATACTTTAGGATTTTCTATTCTCAAATTTCCTTTTGCAATCACAATTTATAACTCCCTTCTAAAGTTTTTTAAAGCATCTTCCAATTCGTCATCTACAATATGAGTATAAATCATAGTAGTTGATATATCTGAATGCCCCAATGCTTTTTGAACTAATCGTATATTTTTAGTCGCTTTAAGTAAGTCTGTAGCAAAAGTATGTCTAAGTGTGTGACATGAAATATGTTTAGTTATTCCTGCTTTTTTTGAATAAGTTTTTATCATAGTATCCATAGTCTTGCTATCTATTGGATTATGATTACTAGTGCAGAAAACCAATTCACACTTTCCAAATCTTTCAAATTCTTTTGATTTCCAGATTTGAAGTTTATTTAACATATTTTCACTAATCCACAATATTCTATCTTTTGAATTCTTACCTTGAACAACTTTAATCTGCCCAGTCATTAAATTTATATCCTTCCATTTTAAATGTGTCATTTCTGAAAGTCTTAATCCAGTACATAAAAATAATTCAATCATAGTTTGATTTCTGTACGGATAAAAATATCTTGTATTAAAAACATTAATTAATTGTCTTTGTTCATAATCAGTAAGAACCTCTGGTATCTTTCTTGATTTAATTTTTCTTTCCATAATAAATCTCCTTTTACCCTATTACCCATATTATATAGAGATTACGGGGTTATTAGCAAGGATTTTATTATGTTTTTAATTAAATATATAAAATATGGGGTTATTCACACATTTTTTATTGCAAACGGAAAGTTTGAACTTTTGAATTTTTCTAATTTCAATTCTAAGAATTTCAAGATATAAATACTCAACCGTATTTTTAAAACTGCTCTCACAAGCTCTCACGAGGTCGCCTTACTGATAATCGCTGTCAATTATTTTTTATTTAAAATAAAACCACTTACAGTCCATTTCTTGACATCGTAATTAGTATCATTTACTTTTTTAATGTTTTCCATTATTTCTTTATCATCAGAATTAAATTCGATAATCCTATTATCTAAATCTAATAGATTATATGTATCTGCTTTAATAATACTTAATGGAATCGCTTTATAATAATACGTTATCCAGCCTCCATTACCCCATCCACCACAATCATGGTCCTCTAATTTATAAACTTCTATTATTACATAATTTATATTTCTTATTTCATAAACTGAACCTAAATCTAATATACTATTCATATGAATACCTCTTACCACCATAATGTATTTTTACATAAATCATATATTTTCCATATATTTTCTATTTTTTCTTTAACGTACTTGTCTTCTCTTTTTTCGTCAAATGGGTCTAATGTTAATTCTAATTTCAAACCTTCAATCATTCTGTCTATACATTGTCTTTGTGTTAATTCTTCATTATTATATTCAAATACATGAAAGTCTAAATCAATTACTTTTTCTGCTATTTCTTTGTATCTACACAATCTTTCATATAATAATAGTTCCATAGTACGGTCTAAAGACCATGTTTCTCTTTCATCAAAACCTATTTCTTTTCTTTCTTTTCTCCATTTTTCTTTTCTCTTGTCGTTTCCATTCCAGCCCCAAGGAGTGTCCTTTAATTCTATACCTATTTCTTTAAGATATTTTCTGCCCATTTATTCCTCCAATACATATATATTTTTATATAAACACATAGCATTTAAGTCTTTTATATCTGTATTTGTATGCATATGTCCAAAGAACCAATATTTATAATTTGTTTGTGTTTTCACGTAATTCAAAAAATTAGACATATCGTCAACTCTATAATCTCCACCTAATCTTATTAATGCATTTGAGAAACAGGTGTGAGTTATTATATAGTCAACATTGAAATTATGTTTTTGTAAATTAAGCATTGCATTTTGATATTCTTCGATGTTAGGAAGTTCTTGTTTCCACCAACTTTTTCCTTCTGCACGAAACTCTTTGTCAGTTGATGCTGCTCCACCAAAAGTAAAGAACTTCTTGTTGTTAATTGTATAAATTTCTCCTCTCATAAGATGTATGATATTTTCTCTTATGACTTGAACTTTCCCACTATACATTTCTGATACAGGATATTTATATAACAAGTCAAAATTTTCATGGTTTCCATCGACAAATAATATCTTTATTCCTATTTTGTTCATGTAATTAAGTCTTTTTTGCTCTTTATATGAGCCATCCCAAATATGTCCAAAATCTCCACATATAATTAAATGGGTAATTCCAAGTTTTTTGGCATTATATATTTGTCTAAAATCCCTATCTCCATGAACATCTCCAGTTATTCCTATTTTCATAGTCTGCCCTCACAATTATTCTCAACCTTTATAAGCACAATTTTTTACCACTATACACCAATCACCTGATTTATATGGGCAAAATCCTTTCTTACTGCATTCGTTAGTAGATTTTGAACTGTTGTCATTTGTTGTGCTATTATAAAAATAATCTTGATACTTACAATTCTCTATACTATGACATTCTCCATTTGAATATCCCACACAACCACTTATTCCTCTAAAACATTTCATAATTCATAATTCATCTCCTTATGTTTATTAATTTATCTAATTCTTTTACCTTATTATAAAATCCTTGAATATCTATTTTTTCAATAAGCCACTTAGATGCTATATTTCTCATTTGACTTGAATTAGTATATTCAATAAATTTAACAATTTCAAATCCATCAAGTACATTTACGATAACTGTATCTCCAAACTTTAAATCCTGTTCTATTGTTTTGAAAGCATATAATTTTGTCCCACCAGTAAAATGACATAATGCTATTTTTACTTTATTTTCTTTTGAGTCTTTACCAAGATTGTCAATATTTTCTCTTAAATGTTCCCAAGCCATAATCTATCCTCCTAGCAAACATATCGCAAGTATAACTAAAATTATTAACATAATGAAATCTGTAATAATTCTTTCCATTTCAAACCTCCATATAAATACATTATGAATAAATTGCAGACCCCTTAGAATTGATTCTAAGGAGTCGTATTTTTTATTCTTTTTTATTTTCATCTGGACTTGGTAAGATACACCAAATCAAAAACCAAAGAACTCCATTGACTGGATATGTTGTATCTAAAAATTCCATTTGCGGGAAATTAGAAACATCTAATAGCCAAATAATTATTAAAATACTATAAAATACTTTATACATTACAAATCAGTCCCTTTGAATAAATTAGAAAAAATATATTCAAGAACATCTACAATTATTGAATTTCCAGCCATTTTATATTGTTGAGTATCTGATATTTTTGCATTTTGAATTAAATCAATTTGATAATCTTTAAGTCCCATTAATCTAAAACATTCTCGACAAGTAAGTCTTCTGATTCTGAAATTTCTTTGCATAACATAATTGTCTTTAGATACACTTGTAAGAGTATTTGTACAGTCATTTCTATTTGGTTCTAATCTCTGTTCCAAATCGTCTCCTGCGATTCTACGAGATGGATTATCGACATTTCTTCCTCGACTAGCAACACAACAAGGTAATTCTTCTTGAGTTAACTCAATATCCGAATTTTTTAATTGGACTTTTTCTACTATACAAGGCTCTCTATAACCTCCTTGTGCAGTATCTAAAGTTGGAGATAGTTGTTCTTTATCCCGCACACTCCCTGCTTGATGTCTTGATTTTTCATCGTCAAAAACTCCACCTAGTCGAATTGGATTTATATCTTTATTATCTGTTAAATATAATCCAGTTGGGCCACCTAATCCTCCACCATTAGAGGTTTGACTGCAAGCTATTCCATTTTCGTCATATACTCTATTTCCTTGTGGGTAATTTCTTGATAATTTCTTGCCGTCTCCTGCCCAATCTTTTTCTCCAATTCCACCTACAAAATTTAGTTTATCTATTAATATTTTAGGGGCATTATTACTTCCAATACCATTTCCTTTTATTCCTGTTCCAGCAGAAATTGTTGGAGATATTCCATTTGAGCTATATATATTGCCATTTTGCCCATTACTAGGATATATATTTCCTAGTTTTTCCACTAATATTTTAGGGCAGACTCCTCCGCCTTGAGAGGTTGGAATAGTAGGAGATATTGTATCCGTATCAATAAACTCTTCGTATTTTTTAGAAACGAATTTATCATTATTTGATTCAACTATCTGTTTAGGTTGTTTATAATCTCTAGCAGATAAAGTTGAGATACATTTATCTGGACTATAACACCATGCAGAAGTACATTTATCATAAATTATGTTTCCGTTTTTATCATAAGGATTTGGAGCAGTAGTTCCAATCACTTCTAAATCTTCATTATTAAGTCTGTTCTTTGGAAAAGCAAGAAATCTATCGTGCATTTCTTGTGGCAAATAATATTTTTCATCTACTTTATCTTCTAACATATCTTTAAGTCTTAATTCTAATGGGAATCCTTTTGGAAACTCATACGGAGTATGCTCTCCATGTATACTTATCATAAAAACTCTTTCTCTGTTTTGTGGAATTCCAAAATCCTTTCCATTAAGAACAGAATAGTAATTTGTATATCCGAGAGATTCTAAATATTCACACCACTTATCAAAGAATGGTTTAAATTTCTTTCCTACTAGGTTTTTTACATTCTCCATAAATATAAATTTAGGACGACAATATTGAATGATTTTACTGCATTCAACTAATAATGAACTAGCAGTTTTTGTTATTTCCTCTGAACCACAATTAGGACATTTCGATGTGAAATTTGTTTCAAAAGGATTAAACTTAGTTTCACATTTTTTACAAGTCCACATTGCTCCTTTTGTTTTCCCTGCTACTGAAAAATCAGTACAAGGAGAACTTACTGTAAATAAATCGTGTTTTGGAATATCTTCTACTTTGATGTTACTTATGTCTCCCAAATTCTTACTTCTAACACAGGCTTCATATAGCTGCCTTATTTGTTTTTCAGACTTCGGCAACATACATTTTTCTTTCTTTGAATCCCATGCTATTCTTTTATTTTGTAAATACTCTACCATTTCTTCTTTTGTTTTTTGTTCTACTTCTGTATTCATATTATGTCTATGTAATGCATCATAAGCAATAATAGCATATTTATCAATTTCAGAAGTTGCTACTACTTCATAATCAATGCCTATATTTTCTAAAGCAATAGATTGTGAACCATAACCACTAAAAGATTCAAATATTTTTAATGTCACTAAAATACCACTGCTACTAAGAACATATACAAATGTGTATATGCTAGATGATTCGCTGCAGTCTCACGACTTGCAGTTACTGCTTCAATGTGCATGCTTTGGCGATTACAAAGTAATACGCTACTCGCAGGTTTGTGTACACTCCACAGTCGTAAATTCCCGACTAAGCCATCGGTACATGCCTGTAAATTCCTTTCTATTGATTAGATACAGGTTTCATCTAAATAGCTTTTCCTTTCCTAATATTTTATGTTCTGCTACTTGGTTTTCGTAGACTTCTACCATTGCTCAATCTTTACCATCAGGGTTCTGCCCCATAGTTAACAAGACTGTTTCAACTTGTACTGGCTTATCTTTCCTAAGATTTCAGCGGTTTTAAGTCACCAGCTAATACTCTGGATTTTGAGTATCTTTGAGTACATTGACTCACATTTGATTATGTTTTTAGTTACTTAACATTCCTCCTTTTACGATTAAAGGTATGTAGCTATTTAAAACATCCACATACCTTTTTTATATTAACTCAATAGACAGTTGGCAACTTTTATTTTTCTATTGAGTTTTAAACTCTTGCTATAAATTCTTCTCTGTCTTTTATCATTTTTTTAAGTTGTTTTATTTCTGCCTTTGCATAAGCAACTCTAAAACCTGTTTCTCTACAAAATACATCATGTTCACTACATCTTGCAGTTGCTTTTGTTCCATCATTAAGTTTTACAACTGTAACTCCTTTTTCTTCGTTAAATATAACTTTAGTTACATCTCCTTCACTAAGAAGTGTTACATATGATGGCATTTCATAAATAGTGTTATTATTTTTCATTTGCTTTTGTTCCTTTCTTGTTATTTTCTCAAACCACTTAGGAGAGAAACTACGACTCACTCCATCTATAGAAATACTATAATTTCCCCAATGATTGACTGTTGCATCGTATATTTCACCTTTTTTGATAAAAGCAACATTTTGTATTGCTCTAACTTTCATGTTCCCACCTCATTTCAATAATTTTTGCATAAGGTTGTTTATTCTTTTGTTGTCTAAATTCAACAATAAGTTCAACATTTAATAATCCTGTTTTTGAAATTTCATCTAAAACTTCATTATACCAAGCTAAAGAACCAAATTCTTTAGTAAATTTAACATCTCCTATTATTATGTTATAAGTTGAACTTCCTGCTCTAACTATGCTTTCAGGAGTTAAACAAACTCCTTTAAGAAGGTATTTTGGTGGCTCTATTTGATTGCACCATAATTCTTCATAATTAGCTATTTCTACTACATCTTCAAGAGGTATTTCATTTACATAAATATTTTCTACTTCCTCTTGATACTCTTGCATATCTAAATTATTGTCACAGTATTCTAAAAATTTAGGTATGTTTTCTTTTTTAATCTTATGTCCATGTGCATTATTATGTCCACGAACCCATTCAAACAATTGACTTTTTTCACAAAAAGATTTAAAATCAGATAATTGTTCTGTTTTTATACTTCTGCTGCTACCACTATAAATTCCATTATCTAAAGTAGAAATCATAATTGGCTTTTTATATATATCAAGCATTTTGTTACATAATAATCCTTTTATTTCCTTTGGAACAATGTCCGTCCCATCTATAAAAATTACAGGTTTTTCATTTGCTTTTGTCTCTTCTACAATGTCATTGAGTAATGGAATAATTTCTTTACTGGATTCTCTTTGAATTCTTTGATATCTACTACCAATAGTGTAAGTTTCTTGTTGATATGTCTTTTTATTTGGTAGTAATTCTTCAACTCCAATCATTGCATTAAAAAGAATTTCTTTTTCTTCTAATGTCCCATATCGTATAATTGCATTTATCTTTGGGCCTATTTCAAATCCAAACTCTGTAATAGAAAACTTATCTTTGCTTTTCTTTTTAAGTTTTTCTTTGAAAAGTTCAATTAATGGATTAGTTATTTTGCTTATTTTCGAACCTTGAGAAAGATAATATCTATTTTCAAAACTAAATTTCATATCACACACATCTGTAATAAGACTAAGAGCAACTAAGTCTAAATATTTACTTCTTAGCTTTATTCCTTGTTTTTTAGCCACTTCACTAAAAAATTTATATGTGACTCCAGTTCCTGATAGATATTTATTTTCTACAATTCCATTCTGACAGTTTACTAGAACAATATTATGTAAACTATTTAATTCATCCATTGGCAATTCAATTATATGATGGTCCAGTATCAGTACACTAATACCATGTGTTGAAATTTCTTTTAATAATTTAATATTATCTGAACCCGCATCTGGAATTATCAGTAATTTTACATCTGAATTTAGAAGTTTATCTACAACCTTTCTTGTAAGTCCATGAGTTTTGCCGTCTTGAAGTATATAAACAATATTTTCATATCCAAATTCGTCTGTTGTAACTTGATATACTATAGAAGAAGAACAATAACCATCTGCATCTACATCTACTAAAGTGGCAATTAATTCATTATTTTTTATTGAATTTAAATACATATCAATCCCTTTTTCAACATTATAATGAGAAATACTTTCTACCATTTTTTTAGTTGGATTTAAAAGATTATTTACTTCTTCTACAGTCAATCCTCGATTAGTCAACATGTTTGTTTTAATGTCCTCTGTTGTTTTATTTAACTTTATCTTCATATCTTAATTATATATTTTTTATATTAGTATGTCAACTAATTTTTGGAAATAAAATAAGACTATTAGAAATAATCCAATAGCCTTGATTATGTTATTTTGCTAACTTACAATATCTGTATGCATAAATTTCATCTGCTGTCCAAGAAGACATTCCTTCTTGATAAGCATAAAAAGTTCCTTTATCATAAAGAGCAAAATGAGCTTTCTTCCATTCTTTATCTGTAGAATCTCTTACAAATACTCTTGTGTCTTTTGGAACTTTACTCCAATCTACCTTTTTTCGTTCCCATATTCGCCATGTAGTGCCATTTAAATTAATAACTACAGATGATATATCCCATTGTTCCATTCCTTCTATATGGCTTAAATTTGAATCATATGACTTTAATGGGATTCTATAATTTTTCTCTTTTATAAGAGATTCTTTATTGTGCGAAACGAAATACCAAGTTCCATTTTTTAACTGTATATTCATTCCTGGACATAAGAAATCTTTTATATTTGTAAAGTCAATTCCTTCGTCATCTATCATATAAACATTCCCTGTAAAAATACTTCTAACTAAATAAATCAATTCTTCTGTATTTTCCTCTACTTGACTCCCTAAGACAACAACTTTTTCTCCGTTTTCAGGTAATTTATCATAAGAGAATGAAGGAAGCCATTCTTTAAAATATTTACTAATAAATTCAGTATATGTTGGTCTTGTACATAGAGAATCTATAATTCTAGCATACTTATAATTATACATTTTTTATTTCCTTTCCGTTTAAGTTTGTCAACTATTTCATGATATATCTCGTATACCAATCTCTATAAGACTCTTTATTGGATTCTATATTCCAAAAATCAAGATATTCCTCAAAAGATATTTCAATCTTCCAATCACAAATATCCCAACTTTGAAACACATGTTTATATGTATTTCCGTTTGGAATTTCCTTTATATAAAATCCAATATAATCATCTGTATCATAGTTGTTTAAGTGGAGATTTTGTACAAGCTCTCTATTATATCGTCTAATGATTTTATTACTTAATTTTTTATATTTCTTTCCTGTTTTATCAAGACAAATTGGTATTTTCTTAAAGCTCTTGCTCATAAAAATCCTCCAATCTGATTCTTTCTTTGTACAATTGTTCAAATATTTTCTTACCTTTATCTGATGGACTATCCTTATAATCGAGGATATTATTGGTATCCCAAATGACATAAACATCAACAATCCCTCTTAAGTCCATTGTAATTTTCTTTATTTTTTCTTTCCAAATATAATATTCTTCGTCCCCCGTTTTTTGAAATTGCTTATCAAAAGCTATTGTAATATCTTTAACTCCATTATCTATAAGAATTTTCTTTTGAAAAATATTTAAAGCACTTCCACAAACTGCTACTGCTAAATTTTTATCTCTATAAAATGAATCCATCTGTAAAACAGATTTCTCACCTTCAAAAATAATTACCTTTTTCTTTTTTTTAATGAACTTTTTATTAAAATTAAATCCATATAAATTCTTTGATAATGCATGATTATAAGATATTCCATGATAAGTCAAAGGAATATACTTTCCATATTTTTCAGATACCTTAGAATCTAAATTTCGAACTCTAATCCCTACCACTCTATGTCGAGAGTTCCAACAAAAGTGTGGAATTATAATTTGATTACGTTCTATGTCATATCTTATTTCATATTTTTGCATAGTTTCTTTTGTAATGAATTCAGATTCCCAACACTTAATAGTTCTGTTACTAAATATTCTATGAAGGAATGGTTTATCTATTGTAGGTAAAAATTCTATTTCAATGTCGTCTACAGTTTGTTTTTCAACATTCTCTATGCTTGAATCAAAATCAAACTCATAACCTTCTCTTCTAAGATTTACAAATTCTAATATAATATCAGTAGCAGCAGATTCATTACAGTTTTTATTTTTCATAACTAAATCAAGAAGTGACCCGATATTATTACAATGAGTCCTACAAAAGAAAAGATGATTACTTTTAAAATAAACTAAGTTATGGCTATCTCCACCATGACAAACTTCTGTAGAAAAGACTAATCTCTCGTTATTTTCAAATAAAATGTCGGCATCAAAGACTATTTTCATGAAGTTAATGATATCGTTACTTGAGAAGGAATTTATTATTTGTTCAATCAATAGCTAAGTGGCCCTCTATATACATGACTGACATAGCCAATTTCTTTAAACCAGCCTGTTGTCCCATTAAATCTTAACAAAATAATCATTCCATCTCCCCCTCTTCGTGATTTTGTAAGAAATACAAGTCTATAGTCTTTCTTTAAATCTTCTTCATTAAATTGTATATATTCTCTTTCATATTCTTCTATTACTTCGTTGTATTTAAGCCTATATGGATTTAAATAATATTTTTTATTTTTTTCATCTAGTTCTAAGTCGTTTATTACCCTTCTAACGAGAAATAATAAATCTGCCACAGTAACTATTGCCTTACATTCAGAAAGCTCTCCTACGGTCAAATAAGCGTTTTTATCAGTAGTAGCGGGAGTTAATTGCATAGTTAAAAAAGTTAATATTTTATATTTATTTCCAAATTTATCTATTTGTTTCGCATTTTCTAATATTTTTCCAACATATTGTGCATCTGCCATATCTTCACTTTTGAAAGTATCTACCAGTATTCCAGTATATCCTTCATGAGTTACTAAACTTGTTGCTACTTTTAGAATTTCACTAATGTCAAAGTCTTCTAACTCATAAAAAGTCAATAGTTCGTCATATTCTCTATCTTGAAGGAATTTTTTAACTTTTTTCATAATTTCAAGACTTTCGGCATCAAATTCCCCATTAACAATGTCACTTCTTCTTAGGTTTTTATATCCAAATACATTATAAGCTACAAATGAATATAAGATAGTCTTAAAATATAAAGAGCCTTGTTCATTGGAGAACATAACTATTTTCTCTCCTTGATAGATAAGCGGTAGAATAATATCAATGAAAGTTAAAGTTGATTTCCCTATACCTGAATAACCAGCTATAAAAGAAACTCCTCCACCTTTGCCCATTCCTGATGTTTTATTAGAAGTAAGAGGAAGTCCATAAATATATCTTGGCTCTTCTGAATCTCCCATCCCGATTTCTTTGTCTGTATATTCAAATATGACATTGTATGGAGTTCCTGCTTCAACTTTATCTTGCAAGTTTATTATTTCTTCATCACTAAACAGAAGACTTTCTCTTTTATATTTTTTATTAATAGACTGAACTTCTCCTTTTGCAACTATTCCTTCGTAAAAAGCTCCAACTTCTGCACAAGTCCATGTAGAAAATAAATCTAAAGGAGAAATCATAGTTCCCTCTATTTCAATTTCTTCAACTAAATCAATGCCTTTTTCATCTAAATATAATAAATAATTATTTTTTGCTAAATTATCTATATATGCATCTATATTGTTTGGATTTGAGTTATCTATATATTCTTCTATTGCATCCCAACCACCATATTTTTCATATTTAATCTTAGATTCTTTGTTTCCTGAAATTAATTCCATGATGCTAAATTCATCTAATTCTTTATATTTTTTACTGATAGTTTTTGCTATGTTAAAAAAGAATTTAATTTCTTCAATTCTAAAATCTTTGTCGCTTATTTTATTGTAAGTTCCATAAAAATCTAAGTTGCTTAAGAAACCTCCTAAGACAAGAGATTCTATTTGTTTTCTATTCTTTGTTATTATCTTGAAGTTTTTCATTTATTTTATCCCTCAATGTTTTTCTTCTATTATTTTTTACCTTTGTTTGCTCTTTAAAGACTTCTACAGTTGGAGTATATTGCTGCTCCATATCTGCTCTAGTATTATCTTTGTGAATCCTAGCTATGTTGTTTTCTATTACTGCACTAAGATAACACAATTTTTGATAAGGTGTCTCTATGTCATACTTCATTTTACTTTCAAGATAAATATCATTAACCATTTCAACTAAACAACAATATATATCTGTTTTTGTGTAACCTTGATTTAAAATATCATTCATTTTCTTTGCTTTACTGCTATGTGCTATTTTGTCTTTTGCTAAGACATCAAGTGCAAACATGATAGTTTTCCATGTGTCTAAATCTATTCTATACTGTCTTGCCTCTTCTTTATTGCAAAAATACCAGTTTTGAGTTTTACTCCCTACAGAAACTTCTTGCTTAAAAGCCTCTGTATTTAAAATTTTTTTATTACAATATTTACATTTAACAGTTCTAGCCATAAAAAATAGGCGAACCCGAAAGCTCACCTATTCCTTTTCTATAGTCTATTACCTTTTGTCTTTGTTGGAGTAGCTTTAACTGGTGATTTTCCACTATTTGAATTTCCGTCATCGTCCTCTACTTTGAAAGAAATGCATAATAATGATTGCAAAGTATAACGTTTTAAATAAGTCATAGCAGAACCCCAAGCTTGTATATCTGCTGGGTTTTTTGGAGCAAAGGTAGTTGAATCATATTCTATAAATTCTCCATCCTCATGGAAAAGAATTGTTTTTACTGTAAGTGTTGGTTTCTTATCTAATCCCATTTTACCATTAATCGGAGCTTGTACGACTACTAAGCCATGTTTTGCTAGGATTGGTCTTGTCTCTTTTATTATCGTAGATAAATCTGCATAACTAGAATTGAAGAAAGGGTTTTCACTACTTTTTTCAACCTCTTTTAATTCCATTTGTGTAGCTACCAAAGCAGGAAGTAATTTTCCTTTGTTAAGATTGAATTTAACTCCCGATTCTTTTTGATAATCTTCTATTATAGAACTCAACATTTCATTTTCTTGTGATAAAACAGTCACTTTTTTAAGTGCTGTTTCTTTTTCTTTTTTAAGGTTTTCTAATTCTTCATTAACAACTGGTGTTTCTTTTACTTCTTCCATATTTTCTCCTTTCCTAGAATGGTATGTCATCGTCAGTTATTTCCATTTGTGATGATGTGTTTACTTCTTCTTCTTGTTTTTTAACCCATTTCTCTTTGGCTCTAGCTAATTCTTCTTCATAGGCTTTTTCTTGTATTTCAACAAGTTCTTTTGTAAAAGGATATTTTTCATCTGAACATATTTCTTTATCTAATACAGAAAATTCTCCATTTTCAAGAGTTTCTTGTACAGGTGGTTTCCCTCCTTTTATTTCTAAAAAGGATTCTGTTTTTCTAGTATTGCATTCACCAAATGCACCTGTTTCTTCTACCATATGAGAACTAAATTTTCCTTTAAAGAAAGCTACATCTCCAACTTTATACATTTTTTTGAATACTTCTATATTGTCATAAGTTCTAGCTTTAACTATACTCCAAGCAGCATTTGTTCTGTCTTTTTTAACCCATTTGTTTATAGCTAAAGTAACTAATAAATAAGGTTGTCCGTTTAGAGAATCTTCCATTTCTACAATTTCTTTTATAAGAGCATATGCTTTCCAGTTTTGAGTTTTATAGATATTGAATTTACTGTCTGATTTTCTATTACAGAATTGGCAGTCTATTCTATATCCTTGCACTAATTCGCCCTCTTTATTGTAGTAAACATTTCCTATTAAAGAACCTGTACATCTAACTAATTCTCCACCTTCTTCATTTTCTGCTCTAGTTTCTAGGTCATTCCCTAAAGTTTTCTTTCTCATATAATCTTGAGAAGGTGTTCCATCAAAGTTAAATTTTCTTGAATTAATATCAACAACTTTACTTTCGTCTTTTCCTGTTTCTACTTGAATTTGATATGATAACATTTCATTGTCAAATTCAACTCCATCTGCATCTTTAGATTTAATTGGAGTTATTCTTGGATTAAATAAATCAAGAACTTCCCCAGATATAACTACTTCATTAAATTTTATTTTAGCCAAATATATCAGCCCCCATCTAAATATTATTTATTGTCATTCAAGATTTTAGTGCCTGAGTTTTTAGCAACTTCTAAAGCAGTATTATTTATTTTTTCATAAGCTTTATCTAATTTAGAAGATAAGTCTATATTTCTTTGTTTTTCAGTTGATAAGCTATCTTCTAAGATTTCTATTTTATTTTGTAGTTTTTCTATTTCAGCACTATGTTTATTTTCTAAAGCTCTCTTTTCAAATACATTTGATTTAGATTCGTCTTTCTTCCCTTTTTCTAAACCTTCTTTGTATTTTTCTTCTGCAAGAAGTTTTAACTCTGTTATTTCTTTATATAAATTAGAAATTTCTTCTTCTTTATTTGCTATGTCATTTTCCCTAACTTCAACTGCTCTTTCTTTTTCTCTGATAGCAATTTCTCTTTCTGTCTTTTGAGTTTCATATTCTCTTTGTTCTGCTTTTCTCTTTTTATCTCTTTGGAATATATATTCTTTTTCTTCCTCTTCTCTTTCTCTTTGAGTTTCAAGTTTTGAAGTTTTTATTTCTTCGTTAATAGATTCTAATTCTGCTTTATGTTTTTCTAGTTCTTCTTTATGTACTATTTTTAAAGCATCTAAAGTATTTAAATTAACTTCTATGTCATATAAATCTTTTATTCTTTTCTTTATAGACACTTCTTCTTCTTTTAAAGCATTATATCCGTCTATTATTTCTTGTGAAAGAATTTCTTTCCCTACTAGGTTATTTACCTTTACTTTTCTTTCTGTAGCAACTTTTTCTTGAGCTACATCTACTGCTGTTTTCTTAGAGTTTCTTTCTGCTTCAAGTTGTTTTTCAACTTCTTGTAATTTTTCAAAAATCTCTGCTTTTGTTGATTTCATATTTACTTTCGCCATTATAAAATCCTCCTGTTTTTTTATTTTATTAATGAATTTTATATTAAAAAGAAATCATAATATGGTAAGGATTCAAAGAAAGGAATTAAATCTTTGGACCATTCAGATAATTTATGGTGTCTACGTTGGGGAATCATAGTTGTTAATTGCAAATAGTTCATTGTGATTCCCATAGACATTGTAAATCCGTCTGGTAAACTATTTATTATTCTTCTCCATATTTGTTTCTTTTTGTCTTTATTTTCTTCCTGTTCATACTCACATTTTAATTCTTTGATTACAGAGATACATCTTGGGTCAACTTCATTACTGAACATATCATCTAAATTAAATTTTAATATTTTATGCATAGTAGATTGACTAGATATTATATCTGTAAAATGATACCTCTGATACTCTTTAAGCCAATATAATGGAAAGTTAACCACCATATTAAACTGAACTCCTTTGAATAAAGAGTTGTGTCCACTTCCTGTTGGGACATTTCCAAGAGTTCTACCTCTTTTACAATAGACATCTAACTGTTCACATATTTTATTTATCATAGGTATTTCTTCTGGTTCAATATAAGATTTTTTTAAGTCCTCTTCTGTTAAATCTTTTTTAAGTCTTATAATTTTATTATTTTTGTCAAAATTAAATAACTTTTTATGTGCCCAAATTAACTTTAATTTAAGTTTTAAATCCTCTATTTCATTAGTTAAATCTTCTTGCGTAGGAATTTTGTCATTCATAGGTAGTCCACCTATTACTAAACTTTCAGCTAAAGTGTCTATTATTACCTTTTCGTCACAATATAAAACTTCTAACATTTTCATTCTCCTTTCGTATATATTAATTATATATTTTTTGTATTAGTATGTCAACTGATTTTATAAAAAATGGTAGCCAAAATTTTGACTACCTTAAAATGCTTTATAATTTGCAGAAAGCAGCTATTCTATCTATTACAGATTCTATTCTATCTAATTTTTGCTCCATTCTGTCTAATCTTTCTTCTATATCTACATCACATTCTTCATCTGAATCAGTATCTACATCAAATATTTTATTTAAAAAGTCTAAGAAATCTAAACTCTTATTTACTGTTTCCTTTTTCTTTTCTTCTTTATCAGATATTCCTAATTTTGTTTTTAACATATCAGATAATATATCTTTTTCTATATCTGTTGAAATTTCTTTATACATTGTTGCTATTTTTTTTACTATTGGATTATTTGTTTCTCCAGTTCTTACAAAGTGATTTTTAAATGTAAGTTCTGAAATTCCAAATAATTCTGCATCAGATGACTCTAGTGGTCCAAATAATGTAGTAGCTATAGCTCCTTTGTGTATAAGGGCGAATTCTTTATTCATCCATTCTGTCCCATTATCTCCTGGGAAACTTCCAATTCCTTTTTCTAATAATTTGTAAACTTCCATTTTCTTTGTCTCCTTCTAAAAATTAATTTTATTTGTTTTTAAGGTTTGAGGATTTATGACTAAAACCTTTTTATTGTTCTCTAAGGCATATCTAACACAGTTGTAAGTTCCTCCATGTTTCTCCTCATTCCAACAAGCAATAAGAATATCGCAATTATCTACCATATATCTGTTTCGTAATTCCATTTTATATGGATGATATTTTCCAATTTCTGCCTTATCACAAGTATAACCTTCTATTGTATCAATTGCAAATGATTTATAACAATTATTTACAATATATAACCATTCTTTTATTTGTTCTTTACTCCAAGCCTTATATTGCTCTTTAAAAGGAACACATACATAATCTTGAATATTTGGATATTCATTTTTTCTAAAGTTTATTAAGATTTTTGCTACAAGTGTATCAAATCCTAAAGCTCCACCTGTATAAAAATCATTAGAACCATACTTTTGAATTAACCATCTGATAGTTTGCTCAATTTTAAGTTCTAATTCAATATATTTATAGGCATTCATATCATACCCATACAAACCATTTGGTCTATGTCCAGTAAATGCAACCTTATAAGAAATCATTCATATCACCCAATATTTCATCTATAAAATTTACCGCACCAATTGGGAATCCTGCGGCATTATTATGTCCTCCACCACCGTATTTTTTGGCGATATCTCCTAAATTAACTTTATCTATACCTCTAAGGCTTGTAGTATGGTCTTGTAGCATAACTACAAAATCTATGTCAGAATTCTCTTCGCAAATTCTATTTCCTATTTCTGAATAAAATCTATCACAGAATATAACTCCAACATTATAACCTTCGAATTTAGTTTTCTTTAGTGATTTGTTTTTCTTTTTGAACAAATCATCTATTTCTCTTTGTCTTAATTTTAATACATGTCTTTCTACCATTCCAAAGAAACTAGAATCGTCTCCATATAGCTCATAGTTTTCAAATTTCTTTTTAATTAACTTTGAAAATTCTTCAAGTCCATAAATGTCAAATAACATATTAAGCTCTTTTGCTTCTAATATATTTTCTTCTTTCCATTGCCATGTGTCCCAATAAGTTACTAGTTTTACAAATTTCCAAAGAACTTTATTTGTAACCATTTCAAACATTTTTCTGCCTTTGTGGAAATCTTTGTCTTCCTCTATTGATTGATAAAGGAAACTTGCAAATAGTTGAGTTCCACAAGTCTTTGTTCCATCTGCATCTTCTATAAAAACTTTAGCAAACGGATATTCATTTAACCAAAGTGCAGTTGGATGATGGTCTAATAAAAGAACGTTCATATCTGATTCTTTAACCTTTTCTGCATTTTCTTTATTAATGCTTACATCTGTTAGAATTATCATTTCGTATTCTCCACTAGATAAAGCATCTGAAAAAACTTTATCGACTTGATGATTACTACAATAACTTATGTCTATTCCATTTCCCAGTATATAACTTGCAATAATCCCACACCCAACTCCGTCTAAATCATTATGAGTTATAAGTTTTAGCATTTTTCAACCTCCCTTGCATATTTATATATTAGCATTTTTATAATAATATGTCAACTTATTTTTTAAATAAAGAGGAGAAAATCTCTGTTGCCAAAAATCTATAAATATCTATAAATCTTGTTTAATTCCCTGTTCTACGAATTCGATTTTGGAAATTATAAATAACAACCTACTTTCGTTTGATATAACTCTCCAAGGGCGTAAATTCGGATACAACGCATCCTACATATCAGCATTATCTTGTTCGTGATACTATGCTAATTTATACTTAGAAAGATTAATGCTAGCATTTAAATCTCTATCAATATTAAGACCACAGCTACACTTGTAAACTCTATCTTTAAGTTTTAAGTCTTTTTTTATCTTCCCACATTGACTACAAGACTTTGATGATGGATAAAATCTATCTGCTACAACTAAATTAATTCCTCTAAAATTACACTTATATTCAAGTTGTCTTCTAAATTCATAGAATCCTTGTTTTCTTATAGCATCAGATAAATGTTTATTTTTCATCATATTAGAAACTGCTAAATCTTCTATTACAATTCTGTATGGTTTGGTTTTCACTATACTTGTCGTAGTTTGATGAAGATAGTTATTTCTAATGTTAGTCAACCTTCTATGTACTTGTTGTATCTGCTTTTCAAGTTTTATAATATTTTTAGTTTTGACATACTCCTTTCCTTTTTTATTTTTTTCATACTTTCTACTTATTTGTCTTTGTAATCTTTTTAGTTTCTTTTCGATTTTTTTGACTGTACAAGTTTTATTTATATTTTTATATATTGCACCATCGGAACAAATTGCTAAGTTTTTCAACCCTAAATCTATTCCTAATGATATTTCTGTTAATTCTTCTTGGATTCCTTCCTGTTCAATTCCTACAGATAAATACCAATACTTATTATCATAACTAATTCTCGGATTGGTATATTTAACTCCAATAGGTAATTGTTCATTGGTTTTTATCCACCCAACTTTTTCAATCTTAACTAATTTATTATCTTTAACTTTAAGTTTAACATTGTCATGATAAAAAGACTTCTTACTTCTTTTCCTACTTTTAAATCTAGGTTTACCTGACAATCCTTTAAAGAATCTTTTATATGAATCACAGGCATCTTTTACAGCTTGTTTTGCAACATTATTAGATACTTCATTTAACCAACTTAAGTCAGTTTTCTTTAATTGAGTTATTTCTTTTCTAAGAACACTATCAGGTATGAATTTACCACCACCTTTATAATTTTCTTCTTGCCTATTTAAAGTCCAATTATAAATAAATCTTGCAGTCCCTACTGATTTCCATAATTTTTCTTCTTGTAGTTCACTTGGGCGCAATCTAACTTTCTTTGCAAGTATCATCTTCTATCAACTCCTTAATCATTTTCTTAACTATATTATTGAATCTTCTACTTGTCATTCTCATTTTATAACCCCCTTTACATATATAAATAATAGCATTTTTGTATTAAACTGTCAAGTGAATTTCTAAAAAAAATAATTATTTTAACATTTGTTTATTTATTTCTGCAACAAGGTTATTTATTTTGTTATAATCTAATTTTTCAGGCAATTTACTTGTTTGCAGTACATCTTTAAATTCTTCTTCTAATTTTTCTGCCATATTATAAATTTGTTCATAAGAATATTTGCCATTTCTAATATCTAATAATAACTCTCTGTCGTCCTCTCTGTAAGTTTTAACTCCATTTCCTTGTAATATATCAATTCCCATTAAATAAAGTCTCACAAGGTGCATAGAATGTTTCAGAAGATGTTGTTCGTCTTTCTTTTTATTTCTGTGATTTAATTTTCCATATTGTTTTAAGGTTATTGCCATTTCATCTAACATTTTTTTACAGTCTCGTAATGGATAATTTTCTAAGCACATGTCTATCATAATTTCCTCTTCTAAATCTTCTTTATTTGATTTTTCTATGTGCAGCTTTAATTTTCCATTTGTTATTGGAGCATATGACTGTTCGAAAGTAGACATTCTCTTTTCAACTGATTTTAAAATATGTTTCTCTTTTTCTGCCTGTTCTAAATCATCTCGAGCTATTGCATTTTTAAGTCTTCTTAATTGATTTTGTGCATATCCTAAAAAAGCAGAATGAACTTTACTCTTAGTTAAAAATAAATTTACATTTTTCCTAAGCATTTGCCCTTCCTCTGATATTATGAATATATCTTGCTCTCTCGTGCCTAAAACTTCAATTGTATTTGGATTTGCATTACATAACAGTTGAATCATTTGTTTTAAAGGGTACATAACTGTATCTGTTTCATTGTCAGTCAATGCTTTGTCTCCTGATGTCATAGATAATATTTCTAATTTAGAAGGTAGAAATATACCCCTTAAATCAATATCAGAGCCTTCTACATTTGTTCCATATGCATAGCTGCCTCCGTAAGTTAATAAGGCTATTTTATTTGTTTTCTCAATTTCTTTTATAAATTTATTCATAATTTTACTCCTTAAAAATATTATATTGTATGAATGGTTTAGTAGTGTGTAGTCTAATAATAATAACAGTCGAGCAATAAAAAATATACTATCTGGTTATATTTTTCTATCTAATTAAGTGTTTTTAACATAAAACTTAGTGTGAGGTTTTAGGCTATTTTTTAAAACTTAGTGTGAGACCTTGTTCTTTTTGGTAGAAAAATACAATTTTTCAATAGTTTCTTTGTTTTTATCCACATCATTTCCTTTCCAAATCAATAGCGGATTAGTTATAAAATAATCTACTTTTTCATCTTCTCCTTTGACTATTATTCTTTTAAATAAATGGTATTTTTTATCGTTAAATATTAACTTGAATTTTAATAAAGAATTTTCAACTCTACTCATTTGTTCGTAGCTTGTTTTAATTTTAAGTAATTCACATATATCTCTCAAAGATAATATATCTAAATTATCTATATCTAGTTCATCTGGATTTCTACATAAAATATTTGTTTCGTAATGCAAAAATGGAATTAATTGAAAAACATATGACAATTGTGTGTGTTGCCTACTAGTTGAATTTTGATAGAAAAATCTAGTAGAGTCAATAAAAATTCTAGTATATTCTTTCTTTTTATAAATACTTTGCCCTTTAGAAAAATATTTATTTGATAAATAATATTTCTTATTGTCTTCAAATAATATTCCCTTTTCTTTTATTTCATTAAAAAATTTAAGAAAAGATGGGTTTGAAAGTCTCATTAGATTTTCTATATCTTTTTTCTTCAATGGTTCTAATTTGTGATTCTTTCCGTATTTTACTAATAAATTTGAATCCCTGTTATTATAATCAATATATGTAGCTAAGTAAATTAGTCTCGTGATTGTGGGTCTTGTTAAATTTAAATTATTAAATAGCAATTCGTTTTTTACATAACAAACATGAATAAATCCACCTAATTTTCTACAATGCTCTTTAAGTTCGTCTTTTTGATTTATAATAGCTATTTGTTGAGGAGTTAGATTCTTTACAACTCTTACTGTTTCATTGGGTTTTATATAACCAATAACATCTTGCCCTCCTGTTTCATTTTCTTTGTAAATTCTTTTGTAGTTTGACATCTGTTCATCTCCTTAAAAAAATGGACCCAAGGGGAATTCTTGGGTCTGAGGAATATATTAATGATATATATTATTGATAACTAAATACTGGGGAGAGTATTTAATTGAGTATGTATACATTATATATTTTTTATTTAAGTTTGTCAACTAAAATTCATAATTTATTGCTTCTTCTTCTGTTATGAAGAAATGGATGCCTGGAGCGCACTCAATCCATCTATCCATTTTAAAATCATGTGACTCTACTATTTCTCCTACTTTATATTCTAATGCATCTCTGCTCAAACTCATAAAACGACTATAAGCAGTTTTATATTTGATATTTTTATTATTAATGTCATATATATCTAAAACTTTTACCTTACTTGCTCTGCATTTTCTACCACAAGCAGAACTTCTTAAACTATCTTCTTGTATTTCCAGCTTTATAATTACAGGATTGCTAAATTCTCCACAAAATGTTGTTGCCTTTTTAAATCCCACAAATGAACCAACTTCTGGAACTATAGAATATAAATCATTTCCGCAATTTCCACTTTTTTCCGCTTTATTTAATAATTCTTTTATCCCATATCCATCTATAAAATAGCTATTTTTCATAAAAATTTTATCTAAAATCGTATCTCGTTCATTTCTTATATCACATAGACAAGAATATAATTTTAAATCTTTTATTTTATTTTGATTCATAAAACTTATTTTTACAATACTTTTAAAGATGCTTAAATAAGATATATTTGATTTAAATATGTCTAATAAAGATACATTATTTATAAGCAAACTTCCAATTTCTGAATTATATAATGATATTCCTTTAACAGAATTAATATCAATGCGAGAAATATTACTATTTTTTAATTCTATTCTTATAAGGTCTCTATATTTGTCATTTATAGAAATGTAATCGTTTTTCCTAGACATCACATTTTCAAAGACGATATTCGCTACATGAGTATTATTTCGGTTATAAGTCTTATTATCATATACTATAATGTCCTGTATTGAAATTATCTTAGTTTTCTTAGTTAGTTTATCATAATCTTTTTGTGTTATTTTTATAGTAGACATTTTATTTTTCTCCTTTCTATAATTGCCATTTTTTCTTTTTCATAACTTCTTTATTATATTTCTCTATTTCTTCACGAGTTGCATATAATCCAAGGTCCAATTCTGAATCTCCAATTACATTTTGAATATCTTTAATTTCAATTTCTACAGATGCAATAAAATTTGTGTTATAATATTCTCCCGTGTCCATTTTCCAAAGTGGTAATTCCATTTGATATCGTAAGAAAGTCTCTTCGTCTAATGGACTATATTTTTCTAAAGTTCTTTTTCTATATGCTCCATCTGAAAAATGTACTTTTAATTCATATTGAAACCATTCTTTTTTAGTTATTTCTTTTCCCATTTTTGCCTCCAATTTATACTATTGTTGTTTCCCATTCTTTCATTAGTTCTGCGACATCGTTTTCAAATATCTTGCAGCTGATTTCGTATAGTTCAGGAATCATACATAATATTTTATCTATGTACTCCATTTTGTTAGTCTTAATTTTTGATGTAATCTTAATGTCTTCATGATGCCTATTCTCACTAATTGATTTGACTTCAAGATTATTCATACGTCTTTTTAAGTCTATATGATATTTATCTTGGAATTCTTTATATAAAAGATTATATCTATCTGAATATCTGCCGTTTGAATTATGATTTATAATTTTGTTTTATTCTTTGTCTTTTTTCTGCTAAAGATATATCTTGACAAAGACCAACAATAACATCCTCTTTATGGTCTACTTCAATTTCTAATGCTTTAGCTTTTTCTTCTGCTATCTTTCTTTGTTGTTGTTCTTCTTTTAAATTTTGTAGTAATCCTATTAAAAAATCTGGGTTTGATATTGCTTGTTCTAATACATTATCTGTCATATATGTTCCATGTTTTCTTATACTTGGAAGAACTTCATCTGTTATCCAGTCTTGAAATTTTTCTGCGGATTCTTTATGGGACTTAAAAATAAGCTTATAAACACCAGATTCTGTTAAGAAATTTTCTCCTGCATTATTTAATTTTCGGAAGTTCATATCTTGAACATCTGAATTTGTAAGCTTAATGAATTGTTTTTGATTCATATTTTGCATATGTCTTCTAACTGTTACATCAGAGATTTCTAAACATCTCCCAACATCTCTTGGATTAAATAAAGCTTCATTGTTATACATTAATACTTCTAATTCTTTTCCTTCAAAATTAAATACTTTTATTAATTCATTCATTTTACATTCTCCAATCTTTATAGTTCAGTCAAATACTTAAAAAAAATAGGCTCAAGATTATCCCCCTTGAGCCGAGATAGATAAGATATATGAGGAAATTTGTTATTTATGTTAAATTCTATTAAGCATTTAACTAATTATAGTATATGTTTTTTATACTAGTTTGTCAACGTTATTTTTTAAATTTAGCTAACTTTTTTCATATCTGGATTTATCTTTTCTTTCATTCCTTTTTTTATATCGCATATTATTCTTCCAACATTCTTAGCAGACATATTATATTTTTTAGCAATTTCTTTATGTGTAAACCCACCTATTTTAGCTAATTTAAAAATGTCTTTATCTCGCTCTGAAAAGCCTTCTAAGATATCTTCTTCTATATCTAAAGTAGAATAATTCTTAGATTTATACATAAGTCTGTCAATAGATGTAAAATCTGTTTCTTCTCCGTCATCGTCTAATGCATCTAAACTAATGCCATTATATGAAATTTGTTTCATACTATCTATATCTTTTAAAGACATTCCTGTTTTTTTAGATATTTCTTTATCTGTAAGACCATTATTTGCTAATTTAATTACCATATCTCTTTTCTTAGGTATATCTCTTTTATATCTGATTCCACATCTTACTTCCCTAAAAGTGTTTTGAAATTCTCTTTTCATGAAAAGTCTTAGCCAATATGAAAATTTTATATTTATATTTTCTTCATCAAATTTATTTGTAGCCTTTATTAATGAAATATACCCAAGCTGTAAAATATCCTCATATCCCCATGCAGAATCTATTCCAACATAATTCATGAAATATCTATTTACTAAAAATGGGACAAGGTTCATATTGTCTATTACAAAGTTATTTCTTTCTTCATCTGTTTTAAAATTCATAAGCTCACCTCTTTATTACTTATTGTCTTTTAATCTGTTATTTCCACTTTGTACTTATGCATGGCATCGTATAGTATCTTAGGTATTTTATCTTTATATTCATCTGCTACTTGTTTAATGTATTGTTCTTTAAATTGTTTATAAACTTTAAATGCTTCTTTTGGTGTGTTATAACATCCTAAACGTTTTATTCTTTTTATTTTCTTTTCATTATCATAAACACTACATTCAGTTTTGTAATTACCACTTCTTTTATTAAAATGAACTCCAATAGGTAATTCATTCCTTATTTTATTGTTTTTAGTAAATAATTTATTTATTCTCTGTGGGACAAATACACAAGTGTTTGGAGAATAGATTTTATTGCCCTTATGAAGTATATCTTTATCTAATTGCATATTTTCATTTTCTATCTCATAATAATTTTCTTCATACCATAAGGAAAATACTTGAAAATTTAACCATTCTTCACATACTTTAACATCGATATATGTTTCATGTGCAAGTTTATATTCCTCACTATAACATCTATACAACATATTGTTCCAAGTTCTATAACATTTAGTATGTTTTCCATTTTGTTTAGTTTTATATTCTCCTTCGCCTAAATATCCATGCCCATATAATCTAGGTTCATACAAACAAGCTATTTTCCCATTTTTAAATTCTTTATAACTTTTATGTTTAGAAGTCCAATTATACTCTGGGAAATAAACATCTATATCTCCCCATCCTTGATATCTATTTATTATCATTTTACTACCAAAATTATTATAGTTTTCTTCTCCAACTCTATCTATAAAAACTTCCATATATTCACCCCATTATATTAATTAATATACTTTGTAACCATACCAATTAGCTATTGTTGAATTGTTATTTGGTTTATTTGATATAACAACTCTATCGCCTACTGAAACCCTATTGTAAAAATCTATAACATCATAATTATGTAAACGGATACAACCATTTGAAACTTTTTTACCTATTGATGATTCATTTGAATTCCCGTGTATACCGTAATTTTCGCCTATTCCACACCATCTTACTCCGAGAGGATTTGAAGGACTTCCACCTTTTATATTTCCTTTGCTATAATATGGATTTTTAATTTTATTAACTATTTGGAATTGCCCAACTGGAGTTGGAGTAGAGTATTTCCCACTAGCAATTGGTCTACTCCATACTAATTTTCCATATTGGTATAAATATATTTTATTATAATAAGTATTCACAATTACTAAACGATTTAAAACTTGACCTTTTTTGTAAGTTTGTCTACTTGTAGTGGATTTAGCATTTTTTAAATATAAACTACTTACATATTTCCCTGTATTTAATTTTGCCCAATTGTTTCTAATTGAGACAACTTTAACAGTTGTCCCCTTTGCAAGAAGTCCAACAGAAGGATAATTAGTTCCTGGGCCAGTTCTAACATTTAGATTTGCAGTTGTTTACATTGTTATTACTGTAGCTGCATCTACTTGATTATTTATAACAGAATGTGCAGTTAAACCTAAAGTTCCTACTGTTATTACTGTTGAGATTTTTTCTATATTATTCATTATATTGCCCCCTTTATCTGATTTCAAAATATTTATATAGGTTTTTTATTTGAGAATGTCCTAACTTCCTGTCCTCAACATATAAATATTGGACTTTGCCGTCAACTCCATCTCTGAAATTACCTATTTGTCTGTCTTGACAACGTTTTGAATAGAAACCAAAACCATAACACAAAGTTTCACCTTCAAGAGATAACAACTGGTCCATAGTTTCTGTCTTCCTTAATTTATCGTTTAATTCATTTCTTTTTGTCTTATAAAACATATTGTCTCCCTCCTGTCTATATTAAAATAATGGATTTATAAATTTACAAAGTTGATTTTCATACCAAAAAGCTAAATCCATATCAATAATTTCTAATCCGTTATATTTTTTATATGCTTGAGGAAAATAATTAGATGACACGCACATCAATTTATAATTGTTGGTATTAACATTTTCTTTTACATAAAAGTCTGAATTTTCTATTTTGCAAAGTTTAAATATTTCAACACGAACATCTAATCCTAAGTTTGTCTTTACTATATTTTTTATATTTTCAGGAAGAAAATTAGTTAAATACTCTGCTACAAAATCATCTGCCTGATATATGATTTCATCATTAGAAAAAGAAACTATTGTCCCTAATTCATATTTTCTTTCCAACAAGTCTAAGACTTGTTTCATTAGAAATTTTTCTACTGTAACTTGTCTTTTAGGATTCATATTCCCAAAAATGACCTGTCTTAGCCTTTTACTCTCTTTTAGATACTTACTATCGGTAAATCTACCAAGATACTCTCCGTAGGTTTTAGAGCCGAATACAAGTTCTTTGTCTATATATTTTAATGCTTGGAAATTAGCCTTTACTAAATCAATAGATATAAACACCTGTCCAATATTTTGATTGTTGTAAATATGTTTACTAGAATATTTTGTTTTAACTCCATATTTATTCATATCCATTTCTAAAAAATGTTTATAAACATCCGTCTCTTTTGTTTTTGTTATAATATCGTCTCTAAGATGGAACATTTTATCTAAAAACTCTTGCTCTGAATTGCATTTACTGATTTCTTCATCTAGTAAAGCAAACTTATCTGACAATCCAAAATAGTTTTCATATAAGTTTGTCAAGTAACTCCAGTAAGGCTCGCTAAAAATTTTTATTGGAATATCAAAATCTTTACAAAATCTTTTCTTAGTTTCTGTACTGTAATTATTCATCTAATCATCTCCATTTCTTACTCACATTCATTTTCTAATCTTTCCCATAAGTCCCACATTTCTTTATAAAACTTACAGTTGGTATAACAACTTATTCTTGGGTTATTTTGATATTTCTCAATATAACAACCACTACGACACATCTGCCCCATCCCCATATCATAGACATCTCTTAATAATTGTTGTTCTTTCTTTGTGAATTTAAAAGTTCTCATAATTATTTCTCCTTTAATTCATGCCATTTAAACTCGCCATGATAAACTTCATCGGTTTTTATGTTGACAGTATCTATTAATTCCATTTTATAATATTCGCCTTTTTTATTTTTGATTAATCTGCTAATTTTTTTATATCTTATTTTATTTTCGTTTCTCCAAGTGCCCTTTAACCAATGTATCAAAGGTACTTCTATTTCTAAATCTTCAGAAGGTATTCTTATGCTTACATATCTGAATTGTTTAAGATTACTAATGCCGATTGCCTTTTGATAATTACTAGGTTCATACCACTCTTTATCTAAGAACTCTATATAATCTTCTATATTTGTAAATGTTGGATTTTTAATCCATTTCGCAGACTTATAATGTGAACATATTTCACAACTGTCATATGCCCCAGAATACCCATTAAACACTTGTGGTCTTAACTGTATTTTATCATGGTCTAAATTAGGACAAGGCTTATAACCTATGCCTTCATGAATATGATATTGACACCAACTGCAACGTAATTTATTTTGCTCCATAATTACCTCCTAAAGACTAGGGAGAACCCTAGCCTATGTTTTTATGCATTTCTGCTCCTATACAAGTTATGAACCCCCATTCGGCTCTATTTTTATATTCTGTCATCCATCTTTGAATGTCTTTGTCAATATCTGCCTTAGTTTTGTTTCTTAAATATTGTGTCAGTATGTCTCTAAAACAGATATTGATTTTTTCACTAAAAAGTTCTTCGAATACTTCTATTGCTTTAAGTATTTCTTTTCTGTATAAAAACCCTTTTAGTTGCTTAAACTTAGGAATATAATATTCCTCATTTGTTTTATTTTTTTCTACTCTTTCTAATGTTTTTAGCATATCTAAAACATTATTTCCCTCAATATTTCTTAACATACAACAAAACCCTTTCCGAAATGTTAATTCATTTGTCTATAGATATTTAGAATTTCAGAAGTACCAAAAATTAAGCCTTCTGTTTTTTTCCAGTCATCAAGATTTTTATTTTTCCATACTATACCTGTTTCTTCTTCTATTTTTTTCATTTGATATAAGATTCCTGACTTATACAGTTTGTCTGCTAAAACTGGATAAAAACTAGAATCCTCTAAATCTGCACTTATTTTTTCTAGCTTTGTTTTAAATCCACATAAACTAAATGGCTTTAAACCTTTATTGTTTTTAGCGTATGGCTTTGGTTTTAAAACATATTCACTATGCATATTAAGTTCATAAAACGTAGATGACTTACTAGTGTTTTCTTTCTCCCCTTTCTTATAATAAATTTCTTGATTAACTGTATCTTTAGCTATCATAGTCATGAATTCATCCATTTCTATTTTTCTATTGTTTATTTTAATTAGATTGTGCTTAAAATCTATGTCTTTCGTTTTTAAATCTAATAACTCACAAAACTTGCTGCCTTTTAGACCGCTAAACAGTCCGTAGATTATAAATCTATCCTGTGCATTTCTAGTTAATAGAGCTATTTGTTTTACTTCTTCTTTGTTGTAAAAGTCTGTATTTCTAATGTATTGCTTACTAGATATTGCTTCGAATTGATAATCAATTTCCAACTCTCTAAACAGTTTGTTCATATAAGTTTTAATAATACTCATAGCCTGATACGAACTCTTATTTGTTGTCTCTTCTAAATATCTGTCTAACATGTCTTTTGTTGTATAATAGTTTTTCCCTTTTACTTTTAAAGAACCTTCTCTTTTTAAGTAAAAAAGTAATTTTTTATAACCACCTTTAGCAGAATTCCTTGCAGTTGGTTTCCATGTTGACATAACTTCTTCTACTTTTTTTTCGTTATAAATATTGATTTCTTTCATTTTCCTTCTCCTTTTTATTTGGGAATTATACAACAAGTATAAAACCCTTATTTCCTATAAAATGAAGAGTTATTTTTCATGATTGAATCTCTCCTTTACTGTTTATAAGTAGATTATAGTATTTTAATATAAAAATGTCAAGAATAATTTGTAAAAGTTCAGATGTTTTTTAGCTGGACTGAACATCTAGTTGTTTCTATCTTATCTATTTGTTATGAAGTGAGGGAAGATAAAAATAAATCTGAACAGAATTTTCCATGTGTTTTTATATCACGAAAACTAATTAATCACTTGGGAAAATTTAAAGAATATTTCTCGTTTATCGGAAAAGAATTTGGCGTTAGCTATATAGAGAGAATAATAATAATGATACAACTACCTAAAATTGGAGTTATTGTTGAAATATCAACATTCTCTGCCATTTTAAAAATCTGCCTCAAAGTGTCAAAATCGTTGTTTTTTTCTGCCTCAAAGTAGACCATTAAATTTAACCTAATCAAATCCTATTGCTATGCAATCGTTGAAATATCAATGTTTTTAATGTATTTTTTCTAAAATCGTCCTCAAATACACTAATGTTTAAAAACATGGATTTTATATAAAAAAGTCTGCCTCAAATACACTGATGTTCAAAAACATGAAGTTGTTTAAAAAATAAATTCTTGCAAAATTTTTCTATACATGATATAATAAAAATAAGAGAACTGCATTCTATTTAGCCTTAGATGGATAGTTCATTAAGATGAAAAATTTTTTAGTTTAAACCACTCTTATCGGCATTTGAGTGGTTTTTTATTTTTTAAAATCGTCCTCAAATACACTAAGGTTCAAAAACATTAAATTTATTATTTGTAAAAAAACTATTGTAAAAATTTTCCATATATGATATAATTAAAAAAAAGGGAACTACATTCTATTGGCGTTAGAGTTATAGTTCTACTAATGAATAATTATTTATCTACAGAACCACTCTTTGGACGATTTGAGTGGTTTTTACTTTTTTAAAATCGCCCTCAAATACACCAATGTTCAAAAATATTAAAAATCGCCCTGAAATTAATCAGAGCGAATCTATTTATCTTATTATTTTAATATCATCTTCATCAAAAAAATATGTTTTTAGGATTTCTTGCATCTTATAATAGTCATCTCCTTTATATGCTAAAATTGGATTGACTACAAAATATTCTTCAACAAAATTGGTGTCATATACTTTTACTAATTTAAATACCTGCAATTTATAATTTTCAAAATCAACTTTAAGATTTAAAAGAGTTCTTATCATTTTAGATAAATTTCTCTTATCGTCTTTTACATCAAGTATTTCTGCAATTTCATATCTATCTAGTTTGTGAATTTCATCTTCACTAGTGCTACAAAGTATATTTGAATTTATATTCATATAAGGCAATAGTCTTAATATTAAGCCAATTTGTCTATGTTTTCTTAAATCACAATTAGTATATAATCCCCTTATCGTGTTAATATAAACTCGACTATATTTATATTCTGTTCCAGTACAGCCTTTAATAAAATATTTTTCATTTAGTTCTACTGAATCATCATAAATATATAATAGTCCTAATTTCTCCATTTTTAAAAACCAATTTTTTGCCTTTGTTGAATCTGCAAATCTTATTAACTTAAAAACTTCTCTCTTAGGCATAGGGACTTTTTTATTTCCTCCTATTACCTTACATATCTTATTCCCATGTCTATTCTCATAATCCATGTATGAGGCTAAATAAAGCAATTTAGGTAAGTCCTCATTTTTAACTTCTGGAATTTCAGAAAATAAAGCTTTGTTATTACTGTAAACCATAAAATAAAATCCTCCTAACTTTCTATTAAATCTTTTGAATTCTAATATTTTGTTTCTCTTTTCTTTGTCTTCTTTGTTTAAATCGTTAATTATCGTAAGATTTTCTTCTTTTGATACATCATGACAAGCCGAAAATACTAATCTGCCGTCATTTAAATTGACTATGCCGTATTCTCTTAAGTGTTCTAATTTCTCTTCCTTTTTTTTCATAAAATTCTCCTTAAAAAATAGCAGTACTTCTTGACATAATCAATCCTTTTATGGTATTATAAAAATACAATTTAAAAAGATTAACTCTAAAAACAATTCTAAAGATTGATTATATCAATATTGTTTAAGGTAGATGGGTTCGACATCTACCTCTTTTTTTTATCTTACTATTTTTTTATAAGTATGTCAACTATTTATCACAATTAGGACAAACTATATTTTTATTATATAAAGAAGATATTCTAGTAACTGTCTTAGTTGCTCCACAATGATGCTTAACAGTACCAGGTCTGTTTGTTCCATTGAATTCTATAAGTTCCCATTCTCCTTTACCAGATTTCTTTATATGCTTTGCTGCCCTTTCAAACTGTTGTTGTTTTCTATAGTCTTGATATTCATCATACCCCTTACCTCTTGTTTTATCTGATTCACATACATGTTTAAATTTTAAATCGGAAAGGAACATTAATGTACTTTCAAAACTATATCCACAAACAGGACAAGTAAATTTAAATGTCTCATGTTGTTCATTTCCTTTGCATTCAAAAGGAGTTTTCTTATTAGAACTATCCCACCATTTTGCCCAATCTTGATGTTTATATGCAAAACTATCAAGTATGTGGACCTTTCTATTTGGACTTATTTTAGAACAGTAAGGGCAACCATATCCCTCTGTAGAAGAGGAATAATAGTAAGCCTTAGCAGTTGTTTTATAACTGCCGTGATAATCATGATTAACACATTTTAACCATATTTCAACATTTGATATTTTTGTCACTTCATCAGGATTTTTTGTATTCTTTTCAAAATCCCAAACTTTATCTAAATCGAATCCTAAACTTTCTATATAGAACCCAATTGAGTTTTTGTTTTTCATCATATTAATCACCTCTATGTTTTATTTATACTATTTTTATATTACATTATCATCTTGTCTTTTGTCAAATATCATATTACTGTTGGCAACTTTCTTTAATACTTCTGTATTAGACTTATGATAATAGTTCAAAGTAGTAGTCTTATTACTGTGTCCCATTGCTTCTGCGACTTCATATGATTCTACCCTACCACTATTAATGGTATTGCTTGAAAATCCCGCTCTAAGCATATGAGGGTGTATTTTCATGCCGTTATTATCTGCTATCTTATTAAGCAGTTTATTGATATTAGATGCGCACATTCTTTTCTTATGAGTAGAAATAAAGAAAGCATCACTATCTGTTTCTATGTCTAATCTGTGTGAAAGATAATAGTGTAAATCATCTAAAAGTATTTCTGGAAGATACTCTATTCTTTCTTTACCAAATTTAACACCTTCGTCATATTTTCTAGTGACTTTTATTTCACCAGTAAGAATATTTACATCTTCGATGTCTAATGCTATGATTTCCGCTCTACGAAGTCCAGTTGCTAAAAAGAATTCTACCATAAACCAATTTCTAAGACTAGTGAAGTTTTTATCTCTATTTTTTCTAAGTTCTTCTAATAAAGATATATAATCATCAGTTGATATTTCTTTTTTAACTTTCTTGTCGCCTTTGTAATGAGGTATTAGTTTGCCTTTATTTACAGTAGTATAGTTTTCTCCTACCATATATGTGTAAAGTCTTGTAAGTGTAATTATGCGGTTATTTAAGGTATTTGATTTATATCCTTTTTCATCTTTAAGTCTATTGAGCCATTTTGTTTGTATTTCAGATACTTTTAAGTTTGCTATTTCTTCAAAAGTAGTATCTGCTTTCCCGCCAAAAATATACTCGTTAAAGTCTTTTAAATTTTTTTCGTAACATACTAGAGTTTTATTATCAACTCCTTGCACATCTTTCATATATCCTAAAAACTCTTTATAACAATTACTCATATAAAACCCTCCTATTATCTATTTAATACAAAACACCTTGTTGTGTCATTTAAAAGTCTCATTCTTCTAACATATTCTTCATGAGTAAGAGGAATAAGACATATAATTATTCGATTACAATAACCTTCATAGTCAGTTTCTACTATAGAGTATATTACATGGTCCACTTCTTTATTCTCTATAATTAGCTGCTCTGCTTTTTTCTTAAGTATTTCTTTTGCTAAATTAAATTCTGAAATTGTTATAGGTTTATATATCCCAACATCATCAATAGTTGCCATAACTGTATTTCCCATATCTAAGTCTAATGATATATTGATTTTATCAACTGTACTTGGATTTAAAACTATATCTTGTCTGCATCTGTATAATTTATTTACTTCTACCATGTTTTAGTCCCCCTTATTCAACATTTATATTGTAAACTTTTCCTTGAGGTTTTCCAGTCCCTCTAGTAGATGGTTCTATCCAAACTACCTTACCACTTTTATAATGTCTGTAATGCCCTCTTACAGTCCAAGATTCAGTATGTCTTTCGTAATTTCTTTTATCTGTATTTATATTAGTATTACTGTATTCTTTTACATGTCTTATATTAGTAAGGTTTATTTTCCTGATAGTTTTATTTTTATGTTTTCCCTTTTTATTTGACTTTTTAACAATCCTAGTTTCATTGTCTTTTATTATTGTTGGATTTGTTTGAGCTAAATAATTTGCAACTAAAATTCCTTCGCATAATGCTTTCCCAATTCCACCAATTTTCTTATGCAAAGATTCATCTTCTTCCACTAATATTAATAAAGAATTCTTTACATATCCAACTTCTCCTTGCATATCTTTTATATTTACATTAAAGATAAAACTACTGCCATAAACATTATTTGTGGGAGCAATAATTAAACTTATATTAAATCCTTGTATTTCAAAATAACCAATTACTGCTTGGTCTTTAAATGTAAATTCAAGATATCCTTTGTTGAAAGAGAATTTTTCCATCTTACTATATTCTGCTTGAAATTCTTTTTTACATATTTCTGATATACTATTTACTTCCATTTTAAACACATCACAATCATACTTCCTTTGTGATATATTCTTTAGTGCCGTTTTAATTTTACTGTTGCCTAGTGTAAACATATCTCCATCCCCTTTTAGAAATTTTGTTTTTGTGTAAAACTAACTATACTTATATATTAATACTTTTATGTAAGTATGTCAACTATTATATGGAATTTTTATAAAAAAAAATAAAGCAGCAATTAAGCTGCTCTATCCCTTATATATTTTATTTTTTATTTTGGAATATTAATTATTTCCTTTAATCTCGTTATATTCTTCTATTATTGGCTTGAAATATTTTAATTCTGCTTTTTTTCTAGCTTCAATAGCATCTTCTTTGTTTTTAAACTCTCCTAAATGTATAGTTTTACCCCTAAACCCTATAGCGGCTCTCCATTTATCACGTTGTTTAATGTAGTAAACACCTTTTGTTCCGCTAGTGTTGTTCCTATTCAGTTTATTATTACTAATAATACCAATTTTAGTTCCAGCATATCTTCCGACGTCTTTTGCAATAGGCTGCATCTTTTTAATACGTTCTGTAGCTATACATCCACAAGATTGAGTTGCTCCCCTACATAAACTAGAACCTTTAACAATTACTGTATTACCACAATCACATTTGCATTTATACATAATATAATTTTGTTTATTTTGTCCTACTTTTTTAATAACTGTAAGTTTCCCGTATCTACTACCTTCTGGAATATCAAGTTGATTTTTTTTATTTAAACAACCACAGCTCTTTACGTAACCACTTTTAACTGAGTCAGCTCTTATAATTTTTTGATTACCACACTCACATTGCCACTTCCAATAGCTTTTATGACTATCATCATTAGATTTAACCTTTTCTATAGCTGTAAGCATACCAAATTTTTTACCAGTTAAATCTTCTGATTCCTTTTTTCTTAAACAGCCACAACTTCTTGTATTCCCATTTTTAAGGCTATATGAATATATAATACATTCATTGCCACACTCACATTTGCATTTATAATATGAGTGACCATTTTCTCTATGGTCGAGTTCTATTACAGTTAATAGTCCAAACTTCATTCCTGTTAAATCCTCTAATTGTTTCATAGTCTTACCCCCACCCCTTTTGTAATTATTCCTTTTAAAAATTATAAACTTTTTCTATAAAGTCTTGCATATCCACATCTTCTTCAAAATGTTCATCTATATCTCTGCCGTCTTCGTCATAGTAATCTACCCATTCTCCGTCTTCAAAGACTTCTAAGCCACCTGTATTTGAAAAGTCTGGTTTAATATTATTCTTTAATTGAAATAAATCATATGCACCTAATACTGACATTATTTTTAGTCCTTCTTCTGGAGAATTTACAGGTACATAAAAAGTACCATCATAACCTATTTGTGGTATCCACCAAACTCTATATTTCATCACTATACCTCCTATTAATTTATACCCAGAATTTTTTCTGTTGTTTATCCATCTTTCAAATTCTTCTTTTTCACCAAAACTTATTTCATAATAACCCTCTTTTTTTATCATAAGAAAGAAGGTGATTGTTACTATCAAAATAAGCTAAATATTTACGATAAGACAAGTCTTTGTCAGAAATAAATTCCATAACGGAATTTAAGAAATTTTCTAATTTTTCTTCGTTCATAAGATTATTAACTATTGTTCTTAATGAACATTTAAAATTAATTCCTTCTAATTCCTTTGCATAAGGTTTTATATATTTTTCAATATCATCAACATAACAATCCTCGATATTACAACCACCATTGTTATAAACATCATAGTATAATTGACTTGCAACTATGAATAAGTTCATATAAGGGTTAGTAGTTCTACCCCAGTGAGGTATTAATTTTTCTAATTCTTCACTTTCATTTTGATATTTTCCTGTATGATTCCAGTAACTATTTTTTAACATCTTTGTCATCCTTTCTATAGTAATTTTTCTATACTTTCTTTTAAACCATATTTTCTTATGATTCTTTTAACCCTACTGTCTGTTTTAACAAAATTGACATCATCTTCGTCATGATTTTCTATAATAACAAAAGCAATAATGTCCCAGATGCTCCAAAGCAAAAATTGTTTTAGATTTAGTGTTCCATATTGCAATCCTGGAGCAATTTCTGTTACTAATATTGCTTCATCAATTAGATACCAATTGATATTATCATCTAAATATTCAAAATCTGCTCTTAGAGTAGTTGTAGATTGTTTTATTTCTAATCCTTTTAATTGTTGCTCTATATTCATATTAAACCTCCTCTATATCAATATCGTATCTGTCAAGAATCCTTTTAAATCTTTTATCTGATTCAATAAATTCAATGTCTTCTTTTGTATTCATTGCCTCTCTGTCTTCTACTACATATGTTATAGTATCTTTTATTGCCCACAGAATAAAGTTTTTTAAATCCATTTTCCCGCTCAACATTTTAGGAACAACTTCATTTAATAGTTCATCTTCATTTAACACATGATAAGAAATTTTACTATTTAGATAATTGTAATCTTTTCTAAGTTGCACTAATGAAATATTTTTCATATTATTCACCGCCTTTGATTTAATTATAGCATTTTGATATAAAACTTGCAAGTGATTTCTGTAAAAAATAAATTATTTTTAAGCAAAAAAATAACCCCCAATCAGGGGATTATTATATATATTACTTAAATGATATTTTAATGTCACCTTCAAAATTATTATCTTTTATATAGTTATCTAAACGAAAAAGAATAATATGTTTTCCTGTCCCAACTAATCTGCTAATTGTATCTAGGGTTCTTTTTTCGTCCTTTATTCTACCTCTGCCTACCTTTTTATAATATTTACTATTACGATAATCTTTTTGGAAAATAGTGCTATTTACTTCACCGTGTAAAAAAGTTCTATAATCCCCAATTGTCTTATCTTTCATAGCTAATAATTCAACATAGTTATTATCATCATCTTTCACAGTAACTATAATACTGTCAAAGATATGTGGTTTTATTTCATAAGCATAAGTATTTATCATTATTATACTCCTCTCTCCCATTTATATTGGGGATAGGAGAGGGCAACCCTCTCCCAAAATGATAATTTATTCAACACCCGTTTTCACGAGTTCTTGATAGCTGTTTTATCTTACCTTCCTTTTTATTGTTGGCAAGGCTATCTCGTCAGTATAAGTAGCCTATTGCTTACAGACCGTGGACCACCACGGTTTCGAATTTTGCCTTCTATTTAACTTCTCTTATTTTATTGTAGTCATCATCAATTTCAAAAAGATTATATAAAGTCCCATGTTCTTCTTCATGGTCAAGAGCTTCAAAGTAAGCTTCATTATCTGTATTCGCTATTATTGTTTCAAAATTATCGTCTTCATAATCTGCTAAGTAAGTTCTCATTTTCATACCTCCCTATATGATTTAATTATATTAAAACACATCAAATATTTTTATGATATCAAAGTCATGATATCCATTTTCATCATATACAGGAATATAATTAACTTGTATACTACAAACATATTCATCATCCCAATTTTCTTTTTCTTCATATCCAATGTGATATAATCTGTCAAAATCAAAATCACAAGTATTTGCCTCTAAATGAAATTCTTTTACAAGATTATTTAACTCTTTATTATAATCTTCTTCTTTGAATTCTTTTCCAATTAATTTTTCTTTTAATCTTTTAATAGAATTATTCATATCATTTTACCCCTTTCATTTACTCCCATCACTCTTTTCAAGGACTTTGGACCTTTTGACTTAGTCAAGTGAGTTTAAAGTAGAGGGATTAACCCTCTTGAACATATGGGCAAACTCCATAGTAAGCAAACTTACAACCTGAGCAACCATAGCAAACATGCCCTTCCATGCTTTTCATATGTATTTCAAATTCTTCTTCAATTGTAATTTCTTTTTTAACTTTCATTTTTAATTCTCCCTTCATTTACATAATGTAGGAGTTTGAGGCACTCCTATAAGCCTTCTACCTTTTTATAGAATGACAACTTTTAAAAATACTAAACTAAATCCGTCTGGTAGAGTGGTAGCTCCAGCAGGAAGTCTGCCACCAACAACTTGTGCTACATATAAAATGTCACCTTTACTTAAACTAACAGAAACTCTATTACAAGCTACGTCTTTTCCTAAGATGTTTGAAACTACTGCAGCTGTATCTGGATGACCTATAACTGATGTAAAATCTGAACTTGCTACAACTGATGCATCAACTGGTGTTACTTTTATATCTGTAGTCTTTGTTGTGTCTAACATTTGTAAACTAAAAGCATTCCCTAAATATACCTTCATTTTTACCCCCTTTTAATTGCTACTCTTATATATAGACGAGTATTTTAGTAGCTTCGCCTTTATTTACTCCCATCACCTTTTTCCATATGGACTTTGGACCATCATTGGTAGGTTTAAAGTAGGAGCAATTGCTGCCCCTATAATAAAGTTTCTAATTGTTGTATACATTCAGATAATTTTTGCCCAATTTCTTCATATCCGTAATAATCAACATTTGCTTGCCAAGATTCTTCTTCTAGCTCTTTAAATCTATCAGGATTAAATTCTGAAAAATTTTCCCATGTAAAGTTTTCTTCGAAATATTCTTTTTCATCATCTTCTGATATATCTTCGTATGCAAATATCCATTCTACGAATTTTTCATATTCAGATTCATCTAAAGCATCTGATAATTCTCCCATGTCTTCATAAGTAACGTTTGCATCATATCTGATACTTGCTACAACTATTGCATCGCCTTCATATACATCCATTCTAGTTGAATTTCCTACAAAGTATCTTTCATCAATTTCTCCGTCTAAGTCTAATATAATTTCAATTTGAGTTCCTGGAGCATCTTGAATATGTCCTTCTAATAGTTCAATATATAAATCTTTTATTTCGTCATTAACTTCATCAGAACGTAATAAATCTAAAAATTTCACAACATTTTCTCTTTTCATCATCTTTTTTATCCCCTTTCATTTTGAAGGATTAAGCTATCTCGTCAGTATAAGTAGCTTAACCTTATAGACAAGTAAAATGAGTTGCCTCATTCTACCTGTTTCGAATTTATCCTTCTAATTAATCTGCTCTTTCATATGTTACACATTCCATGCAGCCAAGTTCATCATAATCAACACATTCCCACCAGTTTGGTTTCTCATGATGTTTAGTCTTTATTGTCATCCCAAATCCTTGAGATACAACTGTTATAACTTCTTCTCCGTCTTCATTTTTACCACCATATATTCCAGATGGTACTCTGCTTATAAACTCTTGTCTGCCTTCTTCTGTATCCATATTTTTTAACAGATTTTTCCATTCAATTTGATTTAAAGTTTTCATCATTTTTACCTCCTAAATAACTTTATAAACATTAAAATCATTATCAACATAATAATTATCATCTAATCTCTTTACGATGACTTTTATATTCTCTTTAAGGCTATTTTTATCTTGCAAATATTGATAATAGTTATTTATATCGTTTTTTAGGTTATCCAAAACTTCTTGATTTTTATCATTCTCTTCAACTATTTTATATTTAAAGAAATTTGTTTTTGTATTGTATTCACATTCAAAATGAATTATATGATTAAGTACATATTTTTCATAAATACAATGATTAAAATAACTAGCAAGTTTGTCTATGACACTTTCCTTAAAAATATCATTATTTAAGAGTTTTTTTGTTTGATTTTCTGTTAAATCAATTTGATTTAGTCTTTTTAATTCTTTCATCATCTTTATTCCCCTTTCATTTTTGGTTCTATTTAGCACCTGTTAGGAGTTCCCGACGACACCACGGGGAGGAAGAACCTTTGCCGTCATATCTTGCTATCCTTATTATATCATTTTTGTATAAAGATAACAAGTAAAATATTATAATATTGAATTATTTTCTTTAAAACTATAATAAGTGTTATCGCCTACAATTATATGGTCCAATAATTGAATTCCCATCATATCTCCACAATCTTTGATTCTCTTTGTCATTAATTCATCTTCATGAGAAGGACTTGGATTTCCTGATGGATGATTATGTGCCAACATGATTTTACTAGCATTTGAAAGTATTGCTATTTTAAATACTTCTCTTGGATGTATCAATGAACTATTTACAGTCCCCATACTTATAACAGATAAGTTTGTAGGTTCATTTTTACTATTTAAACAAAGCATCATCACTTGTTCTCTGTCTAAGTCTTCAAGAAAATCTTTTACTATTATATAGCCATCAAAAGGTGATGTTATCACTCTTTTTTCATACTTAACTGAACTTTCCTTTACCATTTTACATCTTACTATATCAATTCTCTTTGCCATCATCTTTATCCCCTTTTTATCATCATATTTATAAGTTCAGGCTATCTCGTCAGTATAAGTAGCCTATTACTTACAGACAAGCAATACAGGATTTCCTGTACTACCTGTTTCGAATTTAAACTTATAATAAGTAACCAATTTCTTCTTTTGCAAATTCAAACATTTTTAAAAGACTATCAAAATCTGGTAAATCCCAGTAATCATCAAAAGAAATTGCTTCTTTTACATCTACGAAAGTATTTTTGATTATAACATGATTTTCAAATTCGCTTTCATCTAATTCTTCTAAAGTATCATCATCTATGTCTAGTTCTTCTAAAACATCGTCAATTATGCCTAAACTTAATTGATACTCTGGAAGATTCTTTTTAAGAATATTCATAATAAAATCTGAAATAAAATAGTTATCATCAATTTTACCTATCATTGCTTTATCATATTCTAAGACTTGAATTCCTCTTCTTAGTGCTTTAGCACCTTCAAATATGTCTTTTAAGTCACTATTGTTGATTTTAATCCAATCTAAACAGTTACTAATGTTTTCATATAATTCTTTTATTTTCATCATCTTTATCCCCTTTCATTTTCCCGCTCTGCATATGTTTTATGAGGAGTTGCGACCTCTAGCTTTTAGCTACTGCATTAGGAAGGGGATTACTCCCCTTGATTTAATAGTATCACTTTTGTGTAAAACTGTCAATATTATAAATGCTTTAATTCGTATAAATCTAATGTTTTAGGATTTATATAAATTGTAGAACATATAATCCCTTCCATTGAACTTATACAATATTCGATTATTTCGTCATCATCATCGTTAATCGCTTCTAAATATGTTCCTATCATTTGCTCAAGTTCATTCAATAAATCGTCAACTAATTTTTCAGTTCTAGCAATTAATCTATCCCATCTATTATCATATTGACAACAAGTAGTCAGATATTTATGATAAACTTTTAATTTACTGATTATGATATTACAGTTTTCTGTAAGATATTCGTCAATATCAAATATACCTTCAATTATGTTAATAACATTAGAACCAAACTTAGTCCATATTCTAACATCTGAATAATTGATATTCCAACTTATTTCAGGTATTTTTTCTAATATTTCTGAACAATAATAATCAATTTCGTTTTCAAATAATTCATCAATTAAAACTTGTCTAAATTCACTATTATTTTCAAGTATCATTTTTGCATTTTCTCTATTTAATTCAAAGTCACTTAAGTTTACTAATTTTTCTATCATCATCTTTATCCCCTTTATTTTCTATTTGTAAGGCAATAGGCTATCATCATCAGTATAACTAGCCTACAGGTTACAGACAAGGACCTTGGTCCTTGTTTCGAATTTATTACCTTCGTTAGAATGGTAGATATTCTTCATCTTTTAAAGATTCTTTATCATCATTTAGTCGACTAGATTTAAATCCAAAATAATCAAGTGTTTCTTCATGACATTCCTTTATAATTTTATCATCTTTTGAATTTTTCCAACGATAAAATCTACCAGTTTTAGAGTCTTCCCAATAATCCATAAATTTATTGAAATGTAATTCTTTACCGTCTTCATATGAATATAATTCTGAAAAATTAAATCCATCTCCTATATATCTGATATAATCTTTATATATTGCATGTTCTCTCATCATTCTTATCCCCTTTTTATCATCATTTTTAGCAACAGGCTATCTCGTCAGTATAAAGAGCCTACCTATCACAGACAAGGGAAAATCCCTTGTTTCGAATTTGTTACCTCCATTTATAGCAAAGTTTGAATTGCTGCTTTTGAACTATATTCCATAAAACCATTTTGTCTAAAGAATTCGGCTATATGTCTGTAAGTTGTTTGGGAGTATCCTTCCCATAAAAGTTCTGGTTTACCATCTTTTATACGAGCAACTTTTGTACCATAACTATATAATGTCATGATACCTTCATTTGAGTTTGTTTCAACTTTTGCCTTTCCATAAAATGATTTTCTACTATCAAAAATGCATTCTAAATTTTTCATCTTTTTTATCCCCTTTTATCTAAAATTTGAGTTTTTAGCCAAGTTTCCTTGTTTCCAATAGCACCACGGGGAGGTAAACTCTTGCTATCATTTAGGGACTCTAAAAGTCCCTTCATTTTACCAAATACCTAATTCAAAGGCTATGTTTCGTAAAGTCTCTTCATAGCCAAACCATGCAAGGTTATTTGAGTTGATTTCGAAAGTTATTCCATATTCCTTTTTAGCATCATCAAGCATTTCTAAAACTTCATCACTATATTTATGGAAAAATTTGTCTGTATCACTATAATAAATTAAACTTGATACACAACCACTAGAACAACCATAATTTAATACATCATTCATGTATGCTCTTATTTCGTCATCACTTTCGTTGAATTCTAAAATATCATCAATTACAAATAGTTTTATTCCTTCTGAATTAGCTTTCATTTCGTTTAATTTTTCTTTTAACATCTTTTTTATCCCCTTTTATCTTAAAATTTGATTGATTAAAATTAGTTTAAACGGTATCACCACGAGAAGGTTATCAATCACTAATACCATGAAGGGATTAAATTAATCCCTGTTTAAGTGTTTTAAAGCCCTGTTAACTATCTTTTCAAAAGAGTTACTATCAATTTTATCAAAGTCGATGTAAAATCTAACTGGATAAATTAAATCTAGTGAAATTTCTTTATTGTCTAAAATTTCATCGTCTTCAAAGTCTTCAAAGTCGTTAACTATCTTATATATCATACAGTTTTTATCCCATGAATTTGGAAATTTTGGTATTGGCTCATTGTCTAATACTACTAAAACATGACCAATTCCTAAAACATAGTCTTTTTTAGTCCAAACTTCACTACCACCACTTAAATTTAATTTCATCATTTAAAAATCCTCCTTATAATAATTCTAAAAAGTTGTTAATTTCTGTTACTTGATTTTCTGTTAAATTCAATTCAAAGTGAATTAAATTATAACAACTAGAAGTCTCGTAACTTGCATTAAGTCCTTTTAAGAAGGCTTTAAATAGTATAGCATCGCTTTTATTTAGTTCAACATTATATCTTTTCATTTTTCCTTATCCCCTTTATTTTTATTAGTAACAGGCTATCTCGTCAGTATAAGTAGCCTATTGCTTACAGACAAGGGGAAAACCCCTCGTTTCGAATTTGTCACTAATAATTAGAAAACTAGATTTTTATAGTCGTATAACCATTGTATTTTTAAGTCAGATACTTGTAATTTGTCTGTATAACAATTATACTCTTTATTTCCACTAATTACAGTCCATTTAAAACCGTGGTTAGTTTTATCAAAGTCCACTCTAATTTTATCCATTTTTCTTAAATTGATTTTTCTCATTTTATTTACCCCCTTTTATTTTAAAACTAGTATTTGAGTATAAAATTGTCACCTTATACCCAAAGATTAATTTTAAAACAGGGGATTTTAAACAGGTATCCCCCAAACCTTTAAAAAGGGTTAAAAGGTTAAAGATAAAAATTTATTCTTAATCCAAAGGTAATAAAACCTTTTTTCTCCTAGTCTCCATTTACTCGAGATACGGGCTTTTAATATACTAAAGTGAGCTATCACACAAAGGACAGTCGGTATATTGAAGGATTTTCCAAGATGTCGATATTTTATTTTACCGTACAAGTTATAAAGCTACAAGTTGTTTAGGTGAGGATATAAGATAACTAATACTTTACTAGTCCCCTTTATCATAAAGTATAGTAGTTGAATAAGTCAACTTCCTATAGATAATATTTAATAAATAAGTTTTAGTGTAAAACTATCAACTCATTTATTAATTTAAGTATAGTACTTTTTATATCTATTTGTCAACAACTTTTTAAAAGTTTTTTAAACTTTTTTCAAGTCCTGTTAACTTGATTTAAAAAATACTATTTTTTAATATTGTAACATTTTTTAATTTACCTTGTCAAGTACTTTTTTTAAAGTTTTAAACTTTTTTTCAAGTCCCTAACTGGTATTTGTTACTAATATTTTATTAACATAAGAATAACATACATTAGGTTAATAAGTCAACAACTTTTTTAAAAGTTTTTAAACTTTTTTCAAGTCCTATGTTTTTATCTTATATTAACACCAATGTTATACTATTTATTCAACCTATGCAATAATAAAAATAATATTTCTTAAAAAACTTTATTTATCCATAAAAATAAATTTATATGGTATGGTCATATATTCCTGAAAATACTGTATAGGCTAAAATATCCCCGTATTGCCAATGTAAAAGGTTTTATATACCTTATGGATAATTTATATTATTAATAAAGCATAAGGCTATTATATTCTTATATAGAGTACTAGTTATTAACTAGTGTTAATCTATTATCCAGTTATCCAGTTGTAAATATCTAGTATTATCTATATAACAGACTATAAAGCTACAATATCCCCTCTAATGTATTAATTGACCTGTCAACCTAATGTTAATTATATAATGTATAGTCTATTAAGTAATTAGTCGGTAAAAAGCCTGTTATATATTCCTTAATTGACAATATAAAAGCACTATAAATATATATAGT